TCACGCGGCCGCCACCGCCCGCAGCCGGCGGCCCGGCTTCCGCACCGTGCCCGGCTTCCCGTCCTCCAACGCCGCCAGCACCTGACCCGCGTAGTCCGCCGCCGCGTGCGTGTAGATCCACGTCACCTCGCCAGCCCGCTCGTGCCCGAGGATCTCCTGCGTGATCACCTCCGGGACACCGCGGTCGTGGAGCCTTGACGCGAAGGCGTGCCGGGTGTCATGGAAGTCCGGCCACCAGTCCGTGCGCTCCACCTTCTCCGGCCGGGTCCGTCCGGTCGCCTCGTCCACGGTCTGCACGGTCACCGTGCGGACCGTCTTCCGGACGACGCCGGCCTTCTCGATCGCGTCCGTCCACACCCGGCGGAAGGCCGACCGCCGGAGCGGCGCCCGGTACGGTTCGCCCTCCCCGCCGTTCCGCCGGCTGCCCCGGCGCACCTTGTTCCGCCCATGGAAGACCAGCTCGTCCTCGCACAGTCCGTCCTTCAGGTCGGACACCGCCCGGCTGGGGGTGCCGTCCTTGCTCTCCTCCGCCCACAGTTCCCGGAGCACCCGAGCCGCGAGGCCGGTGAGCGGGACCGTGCGCAGGCCGGCGTCCGACTTCGGGTACGCCTTCCGCTTGATCTTCCCGCGCGGCTCCACCAGAACCTCGCGCACGTGGATGCGCCGGCCCTCGAAGTCGACGTTGCACCAGCGCAGGCCGGCCAGCTCCTGGAAGCGGAGCCCAGTCTCCTGCGCAACGATCAACAGGCTGTGGAAATAGCTGGGGAGCTTCTGCCGGATCAGCCAGAGCTGGGCGTACGTCGGCGGCCGCCGGTCCTCGGGGTGCTTCTTCTTCACCGTCGGCAGCCGCACACCCTCGGCCGGGTTGAAGGGGATCCGCCGGTCCAGCTTGGCCGCGGTGAGCATGCGGTCCAGGACCTGGAAGCACTTCGTCACGGAACTGGCCGCGAGCGGACCGCCGTTCTCATCGTGGAGGCTGTTCACCCACGTCTGGATCTCCAGCCACGCCAGCTCGTACAGCTTGTAGCTGCCCAGCGTGGGCGCGATGTGGATGCGCCACATGCCCTCGTCGCGGAGCTGCGACTGGGTCCAGTGCTCGATCCGGGTCTCTCCCTTGGTCTGGGTCGGCCACCACAAGCGCCACCAGGCGGTGAGGGTGATCTCGCCGCGGGCCGGGTCGATCCACGTGCGTTGCCTCATCTCGGTGCGGGTCTGCTCGAGGAAGGCGACGGCTGCCGTGTAGGTCGGCTTCGTCTTGCTGCGGGTCCTCCCGGAGGGGTCGGTGTATCGGGCTTCCCAGCTCCCCGCGTGCTCGTCGGCTGGCGCCCGCTCGGGGAACTTCCCCGGCGGATACTTCTTCAGGCATGGCGGGCAGCCGCAGCGCTGAGACGGGTTCGGGCGTGGGTTCTTGCTGGCCCACGTCGGGGCCTCCTTCTTGCGCACCATGTGGGAGTGCTCCTGATCAGAGAGTCGGTGCGCCGGCCGTGGCCGGGGTGAGCGCGAGGGGCAGCTCGACGGGCTCGCCGCAGAAGCAGCGGAGGCCGGCGCCGGGGGTGTCGGGCGCGCCGAGGTCGACCGTCAGGATCGCGTGCAGTTCTCTGATCAGGTCGTGGGGGTGGGTGCCCCTGTCTACGAGGATGGTGACCTCGTCCGGGTCCCAGCTGGCGATCGTCTGGAGATCGTCGACCACGGTGATGCGAATGCACACAGGTATCCCCCCAGGGATGCACGACGGCACGGTGTGATCCGCTACGGGAGGACAGCGGGTGACTGATCGTACCTGTGTGTGAAGAGGGTGTGGAGGGGGTTAGGCATATTCGGAGCGGATTGTTTTTCCGCTCAACCAAGCCTGAAAATCACCCCTTTCTTAGGCAACCCTTAGTTACTGCGCCGAGACGTGGCTGACCTTGAACAGGGCGTCGGCGTACTTGATCACGTCGCGCTGCTTGTCCTCAGGCAGTTGGCGGTAGAGCCGGAGCAGCCGTTCCTCGCGCTGTGCGTCGGTGGGGCCTGGAACGGGACGGCCGGCCGCAGCGAAGACCTCGCGCGGTGTGACGGACACGCCCCACTTGCGGAAGACGCCGACCAGGTCGCGGAGCCGGTCAGGGTCGATGCGCGAGGTTCCGCGGGTGCGATTGATCCACGCGTTCAACGTCGGGTACGAGATGCCGGCCTCGGTGGCCAGGTCCTTCTGGGTCTTGCCTGGCGCCTCGGACAGGAGGCGGTCCAGCAGAGCCGCCAAGTCCTCGCCTCGCGGGGCGGGATCCTCGGCGGGGCCTTGCTCGCCGGGGTGCTGCTGGTGGCTGGTCACGTAGAGAGGATCAGGCATGAGCATCTACATGCGCAAGTAGATCGCAGATCGATGACCTGTATTTAACGTTGCCCCGGCGCGTCTACATCACCCCTGTGCGCCCCTCCGCTACCCGCCCGCGCCCCTGCCTGCTGCCCTTGACGTCATATGCGTCTACACGTAGATTGTAGATCCCGCTGGTCATCCAGACCGGTGGAGCCCCGATTCGGCCATGCGCCGGAGGTTCACCATGCGACGACTGGACAAAGGTGCCCCGCTGCGGGCCGCCATGAAGGCGGCTGGGCTGGACATCCCGCGCCTCGCCGCCAAGACGAAGGACGTAGACCCCGCAGGTGAGGGTCTGTCCCGATCCCTCGTCGGCTTCATCGCCGGCGGCGGGAAGACGGCGCGCGAGGAGTGCAGCGACCGAGCCGCAGAACTCATCGCCGCAGCACTCGGCAAGGAGGTCGAAGACCTCTTCCTCACGCCCGTTTTCACGCTCGCGGAATCTACATCTACGCGCAGAACGCAGACCGACGAGCGGTCGGCGACGGAACTGCCGGCGCGGCTGATGGACCAGGCCGAGCTGTCGACGTTCCTGCGGAAGTCCCGGAGCTGGATCGACAAGCAGATCCAGGAGGCCCGGGAGCGCGGCGAGATCTGGCCCGGCCTGATCTACGTCGGCAGCTCCCGCCGCTTCGACCCGCACGCCGTGCTCGACGCGATGCGGAAGCAGAGCACCGCCGCCTGACACACCAGGGGCCGCCCCGGACGCGACCCGGAACGGCCCCACACAACCCGCCTCAGATCAAGGAGAACAGGTGTCACCACAGGCTAACCCCAAGATCAGTCCGCCGGGCGTCGATGCCGGGCTGGTGGCCCGGGCCGTCGCGGGAGACCGTGAGGCTTTCGCCGCCCTGTACAACGCCCACCGCACCGATGTGTTGCGGTACCTCACCCGCCGGACCGGCAACCGGCACCTGGCGGAGGACCTCACGCAGGACGTGTTCCTGCGAGCCCTGCGCCGCATCGACACGTTCACCCCGCGCAACGCCTCCAGCTTCGTGGCCTGGCTGATGACGATCGCGCGGAACATCCACCTGGACCACCTGAAGCTGCACCGCGTGCAGAAGGAGGTCCCGGTCGACCAGGTCGACGACGAGTCGACCGACCCCAGCGCCGAGGCCTCCGCGATGCGGGGTCTGGACGCTGTGGAGGCGGCCGCCACGGTCACGGCCGCGCTCGCGGTGCTCACCCCGCAGCAGCGGGAGTGCGTGCGGCTGCGGTTCTTCGCCGAGCTGTCCGGTCCGGAGACGGCCGTGCGAATGGGCAAGGGCCTGCCGGCAGTGAAGACGCTCCAGTTCCGGGCGCTGCGGATCATGCGTTCGGCACTGACCGAGACGGCGGTGGCGGCATGACCGAGCAGACCACCGAGCTGGGATCGCTGGGCTACCAGGGACCCGCACTGGGGATCTTCGCCCGCCTCGCCGAGGTCCAGCCGACGCTGCCCGACGCGTACCTCGTGTTCTCGGGCAGCGAGGTGATGGTCCAGCTCGACAGCGTGCCGGAGGTCGAGGCGTGGCGTGAGGCGCTGCACGTCGCACCGCAGGACGTCGTGCTCAACAAGGGCGCCTCCCGCACCTACCTGGAGTTCTTCACCCGGGTCAGCGGCGTGGCCGTGCACGCATACACCACCGTCGACATCGCCCAGCCCGAGCAGGAAGGGGCAGCAGCGTGAGCAGCGAGCGTGAGCTGACCGAGCTGGAGCAGCAGGCCATCGCCTGGGACCGGACCTGTGCCCGGGCCCGCGCGGTCGCGGCCAGCATCCACGACCGCACCGGCGACCACCCGGTGGGCAAGCACGTGCAGACCGACGGCGACCGGGTTCTGGTCGCGCTCCACATCACGGACCAGACGCAATGGGCGGAGTGGCGCCGCTACTTCGGGATCACGCCCGCCACGGAGCGGCCGCTGCCGTACGCCGTGTGCGCCGAGGGCTACCGCGACGGGGTCCGGGTGTCCGTCGTGGCGTACGACGTCCCGCAGGTCCGGGCCCGGGCGACCGAGGTGGCCGCCCGCCCGTACCTCCTCGACGGCATCGTGTACGACCTGGCGCTGCCGCAGCGCGACAAGGACGGCGACGTCTGGTTCTTCCAGGGGGAGCGCCGCGAGGACGGGATGCCGCTGCTGTCGATGGACAGCCGGCCGGAGCGGTGCACGCTCGGCAACATCGTGCAGCAGGTCGGCCCGCTGACGCCCGTCACCACCACGGCGACGCCCGTCACCCGCAAGGACGGTGAGGCGGCATGACCCGGATCGCCTACGTAGGGAAGCGGTTCAGCCAGTCGAGCCTCGACCTGATCGCCACGGCCGAGAGTATCTGCCGCGACTACGCCGCCCAGGGCTTCGACCTCACCCTGCGCCAGCTGTACTACCAGTTCGTCGCGCGGGGCTACATCGCGAACAAGCAGACCGAGTACAAGCGGCTCGGCGGCATCGTCAACGACGCCCGCCTGGCCGGCCTGCTCGACTGGGACTACATCGTCGACCGCACCCGGAACCTCCGCGGCCTCTCCCACTGGGACAACCCGGAGTCGGTCATCCAGTCGGCGGCGTACGGCTACCGCACTGAGCGGTGGGCGAACCAGCCCCACCGCGTGGAGGTGTGGATCGAGAAGGACGCCTTGGTCGGCGTGATCTCCCAGGTCTGCCAGCGCAACGACGTCAACTACTTCAGCTGCAGGGGATACACCTCCCAGTCCGAGCTGTGGGGCGCGTCCCAGCGGATGATCCGCTACGAGCAGGCCGGGCAGAAGCCGGTGATCATCCACCTCGGCGATCACGACCCGTCCGGCGTCGACATGACCCGGGACATCGAGGACCGGATGGCGCTCTTCGGCGCCGACGTCACGGTCCAGCGCATCGCCCTGAACATGGACCAGGTCGAGGCCCACCGCCCGCCGCCGAACCCGGCCAAGCTCACGGACTCGCGGGCCACCGCGTACATCCGCGAGCACGGGCGGAGCAGCTGGGAGCTGGACGCCCTGGAGCCGACGCTCCTGGACCAGCTCATCGAGGACGAGATCTGGGCATGGCGTGACGCCGGGCTCTGGGAGCAGGAGACCCAGGCCATGGAGCGGGAGCGCACCCTGCTGCGTGGCGTCGCGGACCGGTGGTCCGAGGTCGCTGACCTGATCGGCGGTGACTCCCGATGATCTCCCCGCTCGTCATGACGGCGAAGAAGGTGATCGAGGCCGCGTGGCTCAACGGCCCGACGTACGACATGGCGGTCCAGGCCGCCGAGGCGCTGGAGTCCGCTCAGCTGCTCCAGTCCCCCGAGACCGCCGCCGAGCTGGCCCGCCTGCGAGCGGACCAGGCGGCGAACGACCGCGAGTACGAGGCGGCCACCAGCCGCATCGCCGAGCTGGAGCAGCAGACCAAACCGCAGGAGCTACGCGACGTCACCAAGCCGGACTTCTACCAGCCCGGCCACACGTACGGGACCAGCGGTCTGAGCGACTGGAAGTTCCGCGTCGATCACATCACCACCCGCCCCGACGACGGCGAACGCACGGCCCTGGGCTGGCGGCACTTCCAAGGTGTGTGGGAGCCGTACGCCTACGGCGAGGACGACTACGACATTCACCAGCTCTCTGACCATGGCCTCACCGATGAGTGCACCGCCTACGCCAGGACCCAGGAGAAGAGCAGCCGCCCGGCGGCCGACGCCACTCCCGAGTCGGCACGCGAGCAGCGCCTCGCCCAGCTCCTCGACACGATCCGCACGCACCGCGGGGAGTGGCGGGCCAGCGACATCGTGACCCTGCGTCGCCTGACCGGCGGCCCGACCAAGCGCAGCACCGCTCGCCGAGACCTCGCCGAGCTGCATCGCCGGGGCCACCTCAACCAGCACGGGCCGACCGACGGCCGGTTCTACACCCTCAGGCGCAAGCGCACTCGGGGCGGTGACGAGCGGTGAGCGCGTACACCACGGCCTTCCAGGCCCTCACCAGCGGTCGCGCCCTGCGCCCCGCCGAGGCGGCCGCGCTCCTCGCCCAGCTCCGCAAGGAGACGGGCGAGGAGCTGGCGGCCGCCGTGGAGCGGGAGCTGTCCGGCCAGTTCCGGCGGACCGAGACCGACACCGACGCCGAGTTCCGGCGGAAGCGTCGGGCGTACGGGGCGGCCATCCGCACCGTGAACCGCGTCCGAGAGATCGCCGCCACCCGCACGACCACGACCCACCAGCGCACCCGGAGCACCTCATGACCTTCACGTTCACGCCCGCGACCCGCGAGCAGGCCCGCGCCCGGATCGGACTCCAGGGACCGGCCGGCTGCGGCAAGACCAAGACCGCCCTCCGCCTCGCCGAAGGCCTCGCCCAGGGCGGACAGATCGGCCTGGTCGACACCGAGCGCCGGTCCGCCCTGAAGTACGCGGTCGTCCCGGGGAAGCCGGAGCTGGGTGGTCACGTTTTCGGCCACATGCCGATGGACACCCACGACCCCCGCAACCTCATCGCCGCCGTGCGGGCCGCCGAGGAAGCCGGCCTGGCCGTCCTCGTCGTCGACTCCTGGTCGCACTTCTGGAACGGGCGCGGCGGCCTGCTGAGCATCGTGGAGCAGACCGGCTCGAACGCCCGCGCCGGAACCTTCGGCGCCTGGAAGGACGCGAACCCGATCGAGCAGGACATGCTCGACGCGATGCTCAACTTCCGCGGCCACCTGATCGTGACCCTGCGGACGAAGAACGACTACGTGATCGAGGGCAAGACGGTCACAAAGGTCGGCACCAAGGCCGTGCAGCGCGAAGGCGCGGAGTACGAACTGGACGTCGTGATGGACATGGTGGAGGGCACCGCCACCGTCACGAAGACCCGCTACCAGCCGCTGGAGGGCATGGTCATCCACCACCCCGGCGAGGCTGAGGCGGAGCTGATTCTTGAGCAGCTCGGCCAGGGCGTGGACCCGGTGCAGGTGATCGTGGACGAGCTGGTCGCCGAGGGGCTGACGTACCAGCGGGCGATCCAGCTGCACCGTCGGGCGGAGGACCGGCGCATCTTGGGCGCCGATCTGCTGCACCCGACGACGGGGCAGCCGGCCAAGCTCGGCGACGTGATCCGCGAGTACGGGCAGGCCGTCAAGGCACCGACGACGGGCGTCACGACGAGTGCGGGCGAGGGGGAGTACACCGGTCCGTCAGCGCACTCGCTCTCCGACGCCGAGTCTTCCGCCCCGGCGGTGCGTAACGCGCAGCCCGCCGGCGACCGCGTGACGCCCCCGCAGATGCGGATGATGCATGCCCTGTTCACCCGCGTCGGACTCGGCGCGAAGGAGGACAGGGAGCAGCGGCTCCAGGCCACGTCGCTGATCATCGGCCGCCAGGTCGAGTCGGCCAACGAGCTGACGCTCGACGAGGCCAAGACCCTCCTCGACACGCTCGGCGCGTACGGCGAGCGCGGGGAGACGGCGGCCGCCGACTTCGCCGCCATGGTCGAAGGCCTCATCACCGACGCGACCGGTGCCACCGGCGCCGCCGCCTGATCCACCACTGACCGCGGGCCGCCCCTCTCCCCCGTCCAGGGGCGGCCCGCACCCCCAGAAAGGAGGTGCACCAGTGGTGGACCCTACCCCTGAGCAGGCCGAAGCCATCGCCACCTACGGCGACGGCACCGACCTGGTCCTCCAGGCCGGCGCCGGATGCGGCAAGAGCTCCACGCTCAAGATGATCGCGAAGGCCGACCCGCGCGCCAGCATGCTCTACGTCGCCTACAACAAGAGCATCGCGGCCGACGCGAAGCGGTCCTTCCCCGGGAACGCCTCGTGCTCCACCGCCCACGGCCTCGCCTTCCGCGCCATCGGCAAGGAGTACGCACACCGGCTGTCCGGCCCCCGGCAGACCGCGTACAAGGCCGCCCAGCTCCTCGGCATCGACAGCATCATCGGCCCCGGCATCCCCCGGATCACCGGCGACCTCGGCGACATCGTCGCCATGCCGTCGAAGCGGATCACGCGGTACGCGCTGGAGACGATCACGAACTGGTGCTACTCGGCCGACGACGAGATCCACTCGCGGCACATCCCGCGCAAGCCCAACCTGAAGCTGCCCGCAACCATCGCGCAGATCGCCGAACTGGTGCTGCCCGTGGCCCGCGCCGCCTGGCGTGATCTGCGCAAGACGGACGGCGTCCTGAAGTTCGCCCACGACCACTACCTCAAGATGTGGCAGCTCGGAGGCCCGACCCTCGCGGCGGACGTCGTCCTCCTCGATGAGGCACAGGACACCAACGACGTGGTGGCCGCCGTCATCCAGGGCCAGGACCACGCGCAGCGCATCGTGGTCGGCGACTCGGCGCAGCAGATCTACGAGTGGCGCGGCGCGAACGACGCCCTGGCCAAGTTCGAGGCGGCCGGCGCCCAGGTGCGCACGCTGTCCCAGTCCTTCCGGTTCGGCCCCGCCATCGCCGAGGCCGCCAACGCCTGGCTGTACGTCGTCGGCACCGACCTCCGGCTGAAAGGTTTCGAGCAGGTCGAATCCCGCCGGGGCCACCTCCCGGACCCCGACGCGGTGCTGTGCCGCACGAACGGCGGCGCGATGGAGGTCGTCATGGACGCCCTGTCCCGGGGCGTCAAGGTCGCCCTGGTCGGCGGCGGCGCCGAGATGAAGCGGCTCGCCGAGGCGGCCGCCACGCTCCAGGCCGGCGGCGAGACCGACCACCCGGAGCTGATGGCGTTCGCCTCGTGGGACCAGGTCCGCCAGTACGCCGACGAGGAGGCCGACGGCGCCGACCTCCGGGTCCTCGTCCGCCTGGTCGACGACCACGGCCCGGCGGTCATCATCGCGGCAACGGAGCAGCTCGTCACCGAGACCCAGGCCCAGTTGGTCGTGTCGACGGCGCACAAGGCGAAGGGCCGTGAGTGGCCGCGCGTGCGGATCCACACGGACTTCCGGGCCCCGTCACCGGACCCGTCAACGGGGCTGGTGACGGTCCGCCGCGAGGAGGCCCGCCTCGCCTACGTCGCCGTCACCCGGGCCCGTCAGGTCCTGGACGACATCGCGCTGGCGTGGGTGGACGACGTGAAGGCGGTGGCGGCATGACGGCCGTCAGGGACTGGGAGCAGCTGTCCGCCTGCCGGGCATACGACCCGGATCTCTGGTTCTCGGACCGGAGCCGCGGGCTGGCGATCGCGATCTGCGACGGGTGCCTGGTGCGCGAGGAGTGCCTGACGGCCGTGCTCGCCCGCGAGGACGGCGTGGCCAAGGGGCACCGCATGGGCATCGCCGCGGGCCTGACCGGCACCCAGCGGTGGGAGCTGGCCCGAAAGAACACCGGCACGTCCGAGGTCCGCACTGAGTGAGCTGCCGTCGGCCCGGCGGATGTGGCCGGCCGCCGGGCCGACGGCCACCAGCACAGATCCACTGCACAGAAGGGGGCGTCACCAGTGGGAGACCGCCTGGTCACCGAGGTCATGGACATGGCCCCGGCGACGCTGACCCACCGCGAAGCGTGGGTGCTCGCGGTGCTGGCGGCCGACGCCCACGACGACACGCGCACCACCCAGTCCAGCGTGGAGGCCCCGGCCGTGCTGCGCCGGGCCCGGGTCTCCCGTCCGCAAATGTACGCCGTACTCAAGGCGCTCATCACGAAGGGCGTGCTGAAGCGGGCGGCGGCCGGCCAGCGGAATCGGGCGGCGGCGTACACGCTGCTGCCGCTCGATGCCGAGCCTCAGCCAGTGCCAGCCCGCCCGGCCCCGGGGGCGCCCCGTCGTCCGGCGCCGCAGCCGCAGGCCCGCCCGGCCCGCAAGCGGACGCCGCCCCCCGTCGACACCGGGTTCGACGAGTTCTGGGCGGCCTACCCCCGGAAGGTCGCGAAGGGCACGGCCCGGACCGCCTGGACCAAGGCCCTCAAACGCGGCGTGACGGCGGAGCACATCACCGCGGCCGCCAGCCGGGCTGCCGCCCAGTGGCGGGCAGCACACACCGAACTCCGCTTCATCCCGCATCCGGCGACCTGGCTGAACGGCGAGCGGTACGACGACGAACCCGAGCAGCCCCCCGCCCAGAATCAGCCGACGCTCCCCGGCACCGCCCGCTACACCGACCCGTCAGAGAAGGGGATCTTCTGATGACGCACGACCACGTCCCCGAGGACGACGAGCTGTTCACCCGCACCATGCCGCACGACCTCGGCGCAGAGCAGGCGTACCTCGGCGCGCTGTCCTTCGCGGCGAACGCCTCGGGCAACGACACCCGTCGCGTCCACCAGCTCGTCAGCACGGGCGACTTCTACCGCCCCGCCCACGCCACCATCCACGCCACCGCCGGCGTCCTCATCGACCGCGGCGAACCCGTCGACCCGATCACCCTCGCCGCCCAGCTCCAGGCCGACGGCACGCTCAGCAAGGTCGGGGGCGCCCCGTACCTTCACACCTTGGTCCAGGCGGTGCCGACCGTGGCGCACGCCGAGCACTACGCCGAGCGCGTCCGGGACCTGGCCCAGCGCCGCGCGCTCATCTCGGCCGGGCACCAGATCATGCAGCGCGGGTTTGACCCCACCGCCGGTGAACCCGGCGACCTTGCCGAGGAAGCCGTTGCGCTGGCCCGTGACGTCCGTGACGCCGGGCGTGCCGCCGCTGACGCCCCCGTCACGGACATGCACGACTTCCTGACGGTGGTCGACACCTACGACTGGGTCATCCCCGGGCTGCTGGAGCGCGGCGACCGGATGATCCTCACGGCCGGTGAGGGCGGCGGCAAGTCCGTTCTGCTGCGGCAGATCGCCGTGGCGACGGCGGCCGGGGTCAACCCGTTCACGATCGAGCCGTCCGAGTACGGCCCGCAGAAGGTCCTCGTTCTGGACTGCGAGAACTCCGCGCCGCAGTCCCGCCGGCACTACCGGCACCTGATGAACGCCGCCTCGCGTGCGCACATGCCGGTGAAGCGGGGCCAGCTCCACATCGACGTGCGGCCCGAGGGTGTCGACCTCACGAAGGCGGAGGGCCGCGCGTGGCTGATGCGCCGCGTGGAGCAGGTCATGCCGGACCTGCTGGTGATCGGCCCGATCTACCAGCTGCACACGGGGGACCCGAACAGCGAGGACCACGCGCGCCGGGTGACGGTGGCGCTGAACGAGGCCAGGATCACCGCGAACTGTGCGCTGGTCATGGAGGCTCACGCCCCGCACGGGAACGGCTTCGGTCCCCGCTCGCTCCGCCCGGCCGGGTCCTCGCTGTGGATGCGGTGGCCTGAGTTCGGGTTCGGGCTGCGGCCGGTGGAGGACGAGAAGAGCGCGGAGGAGGACCGGGCGCGGCGCCTGGTCCCGTGGCGTGGCCTGCGCGACGACCGGTCGTTCCCGCCGTTTCTCAGGCAGGGGGAGAAGGGATCTTGGCCGTGGATCCCGTACACCCCGATCGACTCCGACGTCCGCGGCTACAGCTCGACCGGGGCCACCGGGTGAGCGGCACGTGCTCCGAGTGCGGCCGCCCCCTCCGGGTGTCTACCGGAATCGGACCGAAGTGCGCACGGAAACGCGACGGCCCCCCGCCGCCGGCCGTCCGCTCCACCCGGGCCGCACCGCCGGTCGAAACCCACCCCGACCAGATCACCATCCCGATCCAGCTCCCCCTCCCGAAGGAGACCTGACCGTGGCACTGCCCACCATGACGGGCGTCGGACGCCTCGTCGACGACCCCGAACTCCGCTTCACCCAGTCCGGCAAGGCCGTCGCCACCGTGCGGCTCGCCTTCAACTCCCGACGCCTCAACCAGCAGACGAACCAGTGGGAGGACGGCGACGTCTTCTGGGTCCGCGGCACCCTGTGGGAGAAGCTCGCCGAGAATGCCTCCGAGTCCCTGGAGAAGGGCATGGAGGTCCTCGTCTCCGGGGAGCTGCGCACCGAGTCGTGGGAGAAGGACGGCCAGAAGCACAGCCAGCCGTCGCTGCTGGTCCGCTCGATCGCCCCAAACCTGGCGTACGCCACGGCGCAGGTCACGAAGGCCAACGGCCAGCAGCAGGGCGGCGGACAGCAGCAGCGGCCCGCGCCGCAGCAGCAGCGCCGCCAGGGCCCGCCGCAGGACGACCCCTGGGCCACCGGCCCCGCCACCAGCGGGAGCCAGGCCGGCGGCTACAGCGACGAGCCCCCGTTCTGATGGCGGTCCTCCTTCGCCTCCCCGGAGGCGCTGACGACGTGGCGGAGATCATCGACGCCCTGCTGTCGACGGCTGACGGCTGTGAGGACCGCGCACCCGCACTCGCGGCCCGACGCCGGCAGTTGGCCCACGACATGGGCGACGCCCTGGACCAGTTGCCCGCACCTCCGCAGTAACCCCCACCTCTCCCGGACAGGGGCCCCACGCAGGGACCCGCCCCGGCCACCACCGGAGGCACCCCATGTTCGGACGCAAGATCAACCGCCGCCGCGCCGCAGCGCCGCCGGCCAAGCCCGACCGCATCACCATCGACCTCGGCTCCCTGTGGGAGCGCATCGTTCTGGAGCCGCGCGAGTTGCGTGCGGTCCAGCGTTGGCTGCGCCTCAACCGGATCGACCCGAATGACGTCCCCGTCCGGTCCCAGCTGGTCCTGGAGGACAGCGCGTTCGGTCCGGTGATCCGGTACGACGCCTTCCTCACCACGGACGAGGGCCACCGGTTCATCGACGTGGCGTACGGGGACCGGCCCGCGACCCAGCGGCGCACTGCGCTGCTGTGGCAGGAGCCCTCGCTGGAGTGGATCGTCGCCGCTGGCGGTGAGCAGTGACCGCCTTTACCCGCGGGTTCCGTCTGCACGTCGCCGACGGCCAGGTCCTCGACGGCGCCGCGTTCCCGTCCGGCCGCACGATCGTCGTCGACGACCCGGAGTACGGGCTCGCCACGGTGACCTCCTCCCTCGAAGTTCTGCTACAGGGCTACCACCGGGCGCGGGTTGAGTGGGACGACGAGGCGCTGCTGGACGGGCAGCCCCGGCCCACCGTCGACTCGATCACCAGCGACCAGCTGGATGCGCTGCTGGTGCAGGCCGCCGCGCTGTCCCGCGTCCGCGCGTACCTCGAAGCGCGCCTCGACCAGGTGGCCGTGGATCCCGCCGACCTCTTCAACCTGTGCCTGCCCCAGGCCGGGGAGGCGTCGTGACGATCGCCGCGCTGCGCCGACTCCTCGACGAGATCGACACCCAGGGCGGGCCCAACGCCGCCCGCCGGCGTCACCTCAGCCTCGACGACAGCCCACGGCAGGACACCGCCGCTCCGCAGGTCGAGTCCGCGCCGCCCGCTCAGGCAGGTCTGCACGCCGCGATCGCCGAACTCCTGCGGGCTGGCGCCACGTACGAGGAGATCCGCAAGGAACTCGGCGGTGGCAGCTACAGGACGATCTCCCAGGTACGGCGCGCCGAGGACATCCCGGTCATCCCGCGCCCGCGCGCGTCACACACGCCTGAGGCGACGTACGCCCGGTACGCCGAGCCGTACGGCGACGGGCACGCCCGCTGGACCGGGGCCTGGGCGGGCCGCATGCCGCAGATCCAGCACCCCGGCCCGAACGGCAAGGGCCGGAAGGAGTCCGCGCTGCGCGTCGCCTTCCGCATGTTGTACGGCCGCGAGCCCACCGGCTATGTACGGGCCAGCTGCCTGGAGTCCGGCTGTGTTGCCGCTGGTCACCTGGCCGACCGCGAGATGCGACAGGAGCTCAACCGGACTCGTCCTCGCGCTCTGCCGACAGCGCACCCGACGCCCGAGCGCTCCGACCCTCTCGACCTCTCTGGAGCCGCGTCGTGATCGCCGAAGCGTTCGAAACCCTCCGCCTCGTCATCATCGCGGGCGGCGCCTGGTTCATCGCCGGAGCCATCGCCGTCGGCCTCGTCCTGGCCGTGTTCCTTGTCGCCCTGCACGCGGCCGCCCGCACCGTCTGGCGCGCCCTCCGCCCGTCCGCGGCCCGCAGCACCACCGACTACGAGGAAGTCGCATGAGACACGCCCGACGCACCGCCAACGCCTGCAAGATCGGCGCCTTCCTGTCCGCCGTCATGGCCGGCTACTCGGTGACCCACCACCCGTGGCTCATCGTCCCCGGGCTGGTCGCGGCCGCCGTCCTCCTGGTGGCGGCCGCCGAGACCCAGAGGACCGGGGCCCGGCGGCGGGACCGGTACGAGCGGGTGGCGGCCGCGGCCGCCACCGACGAGCAGCTGCTCCGCCCCCAGCACGACCAGCCCAAGGAGCAGTGACGTGCTCACCTTCATGCTCGGCGTCGTCCTCGGCGCCATCTCTGGAGGCATCACCTACGGCCTCACCTCGGACGGCCAGCTCGCCGCGATCGTCGGAGGCGTGGCCGCCGTCCTCACCTGGCTCGGGATCGCCGCCCTGATCATCGCGGACGACTGAGCACCGACGAAGGGGCGCGCCCTCGAACTCCCCAGCTCCACGGCGCGCCCCATCCGGTGGTCTCACCGTACTCGCCCCACGCACCACAGGAGCCACGATGACCGCAGCCGACGACCTCGACACCATCACCGAACGCTGGGCCGCCCTCGAGGAGGCCGCCGGCACCCGCCCCACCACCACCTGGCCCCCGGCCATGGGCATCACCCGCCTCATGTCCGACGAGGAGCAGGCGGAGGCCGCCGCCGAGCGCGCCGACAGCAACCCGGACGCGCCCGGTGCCCGGCCGACTCCCGTCAACGTGGACGTCCTAGACGTCATGACGACGATCGAGACAGGTCTCGTCACCACGGCCGACTGGCTTGCTGAGCGGGTCCAGCGGCCCGCGCTGTCGTGGGCGACGGGGCGTGGCTGGCGTGACGACGTTCACCGCCAGGCCGTGCTGCTGTCCACGAAGGATGCGGCCGACCCGCGACGCTGGCGGTTCACCGGCCAGCGGTCCGCGGCCGCGGCCGCCGAGTGGCTGGCGCTCCGGCTCCGCGCGGCGCCGGGCCCGTTCCGGCCGCTCGACGAGGGCGAGCGCCAGGCCGTGGAGAAGGTGGCCCGCATGGGCGCCGAGCTGATCGGCCGCACCCTCGGTGACGCCCGTCGCCGGGAGCCCGTGCCGCACCCGTGCCCGCTCCCGTGCGGGGGCCAGCTGGTCGTCGAAGGCGGCGACGGTGAGGCGCCGGTCGTGCGCTGCGAAGACTGCGGCCGGACGTGGACGGAGACGGCCGATGGCGCGGCGTGACGGCCGTCGCCTGCGTCAGGCCTGCGACGTGACCTGGCCCGGGCACGGTCTCCAGTACGCCCGTCCGTATCCGTGTGGCTGGCGCTGCGACCGGCACGCCCCGTGGGCGATGGCCGGCCAGCCCGAACCGTTGCCGGGCCCCGGCTGGCCTGCAGGCGCCTGGACGACCCTCAGCCCCATCAGCGACAGCCGCGTCCACGACCAGCGGGCGATCGCCTCGGGCAAGCGCCGCGCCACCGCGCACGCCTACCGGGCCGCGCAGGGCGCCGTCGCCCGCCGGAATGACGCCCGTCAGCCGGGCCCGTCGTTGAACCCGTAGCACCACCCGCGACCAGCGCGGTACCGTCATGGACGGCAGATGCCCCCCGTAGGGCGTCACCTCCACATGAGCGAGCCCCAGCCAGGACATTGCGGGTCCGGCCAGGGCTCTAACCGCAGGAGAGTGACCTCCTATGGCTGAGCTGCACCTTAGTGCGCCCAACCACCCCAGCAACAGTCAGCGGCGCGCCATCACCGCGTTGGCCATCACCGCCGCCGCCCTGATCTTCCTCCTCACCGGCGTCTCCCTGTGGCTCTCGTACGAGCACCTTCACGACGTCGGCGCCCGGCACGGCTTCGCTGACGACCCGATCCGCGCCTGGGCCTGGCCCGCCACCCTCGACCTGTTCTACGCCGCGGGCGAGGTCCTCATCCTCCGCGCCGCCCTCGCCCGCCGCCTCGACTGGTGGGCCATCTCGCTGGTCGTGTTCGGCGCCGGCGGCTCCATCGCCCTGAACATCGCCGGGGTCGGCGAGGGCGCCCAAGCCCTGGACTACGTCGTCGCCGCCGTCCCCCCGGTCGCGAGCCTGCTGGCGTTCGGCGCGCTGATGAACCAGCTCTACCGGCTCCTCGCCCAGGGCGGCCCGGTCGTGACGCCCGTCGACCAGCCCGAAGAGCAGCCGGTGACGGCCCCGGTCACCCCGCCGCTGCCGAAGGCCAAGCCCCCCACCGTCCCCCAGCCGATCCAGTACAGCGACCCGCGGTGCTCAGCGATCCGCCCGCTGTACGACGCCGGCCTCCGTCCGGGCACGAAGGCCATGCGCGCCGCGATCCTCGGCGCCGGCTTCGCGGACTGCTCCGACGGGATCATCCGGGGCACGCTGCGCGCGGAGATTGAGCGGCACGAGCCGCACCTCGCGCAGCTGCCGCCCGCGCCCGTCGCCATCGCCGCCGTCGGCCCCTGACCACGGCCGTGTTCGCCGTGCTGTTCGGCGTGTTCTGTGCTGCGTGCGCGCTGCTCGCGCTCGCCGGTCTGGCCCTGGTGGCTCCCCGCGACGTGCCCCCGATCACCGGCACGTGCGCGTTCATCCTCACCCTCGCGGCGCTCGGCGTCGCCGTCCTCCGCTGAAGGACCCCACCGTGAACTACGTGACGTACGGCGGCGTGACCGTCGGCCTCTGCATCCTCGGCTACGAGATCGTGACCTGGTGGCCCGGCCGCAAGCAGCTGCAGCAGGACCCGATCAGGCACGCGTCCCGGCTGCTGCCGTTCCTCGCTTCCTGGGCGTACGGATGCCTGACCACCCTCGGTATCGCCGGGCTCATCGGCACCGCGTCCAGCGCCGTCCTCGGCCTGTCCAACTGGTTGGGAGACGCGGCCCTGGTGTGGGGCGTGGGCGAGCAGCCGGGCCAGCTCGCCGCCCGCGAGACCTTCGTCCCGCTGTCCGGGCCCGGCGCCTGCCTGGTGCTGATCCTGACGGCCGTGTTCGTCGCCGCGGTGAAGAAGGCGAGCGACGCCAACTCGGGCGTGCTGAAGCGGGGCGCCTGGTGCGGCATCACGCTCGGCACGTCCGCCGGCGTCGCCGGGTTCGCCGCGGTCCCGCTGGCGACGGCCGCGAACTGGCTCGGCGACAACACCTACGGGCGGCTGTGATGGCGCGCCGGAAGCAGGCCACCGAGGACCCGGAGGAGCGGAGCGCGCTGGCCGGTGCGGTCGTCGTCGTACTGCTGCTCGCCGTCGTCTTCGGCGTCCTGTTCGCCGTGTCGGATGCGGCCGGGATCCTCGGCACTGTGGCCGCGTCCACCGTGGCCGTGTGGTGGTCGGTTACCCGCCGCAAAGGTTCGTACCAGCCCCTCCCCTCCCCCACCGAACCCCTCCCCCCTGAAGACGAGTTGCCTGGTCACGGGCCTGTGACCATCCGGCACCGAGAGGGGATGTCGATCTTCCTGCGGGACGACGCGGACAACCCCGCCCGCACCCACGTCCACGTCGTACGCCACGACCAGGACGCCTAAGACCCCGGGGCGGCCGCCATGCCGCCAAGCCGTCGGCCACCCCGGTCCCATCCCAACCACGAGACGGAGACGCCATCATGGCACTCGGATTCAAGAAGCCCATCCGGCCCGACGACCCGCGCCTTCAGGACAAGGAGACGGAGTACAGCGCGTCGCGCGGCGGCTGGTACCCGCCGAAGAAGAAGCCCACCCCCGGCAAGCCGAAGAAGGGATGACCGCCGTGCGCACCCTGCCCCACGACCCCTACATCGAGGCCGTCACCGACGCGCTCACCGCCGCCGGTCTGAAGCCCGCCGAGCACTGGACGTCCGACGGCGAGACCAAGGGCACGTACTGCCACCTGAACGCCATCATCACCCTCGACCCCAGCAACGCCCGCGACCTGGCCGACGACGAGGTCCCGGCGGGCACCGCCTGGCGCCACGGCCTGATCCTCAGCTGGGAGTGGCACACCGGCGCCGAGGAAGGCTGGGAGAAGGGCCCCTTCTGGGAGTTCGCCGCGCTCAAGGCGGACGGCTCCTGCCAGTACGTGCCCGCCATGCTGCCCGTGCCCGGCTACGCCAGCCCGGCCGCCGTCGTGGACGCCGCCCGCAAGGTCATCGCCCGCGAGATCAAGCCCGACCCGTCCTCCTCCTCCGGTGCCGTGCTCTGGGACGGCGGGATCATCGGCGACGCCTGGGAGCGGCCCACGGAGCTGGACGCCGCCTGCGAGGCCTGGGGCGCAGCGGAAACGACCGAGACTGAGATGAAGGAGAGCAACTGACATGAGCGAGCGACTGGACGCAAGTGTGCTGCTGCTGATCGGTGACGAGGCGGAGATCGTGACGCCGCACCGTGGCCACGCGGACCCGGAGCGGGTGTCCGTCGACCGGCTGGTGAGGGAGACGGGTCTGACCCGGGAGCGCTTGGTCGGCGCGCGCCTGGTGGCTGTTGTGGGTGACGACGGGGAGTTGGTGCGGTTCGAGCGCGCCTGATCGAGTGCTGAGGGGGCGGTCGTGTGGCCGCCCCCTTCCTCTCCCCAGAGATGTTGCGTTCTTAGAAGTCAATGCTGTAAAGTTAGACACGTCAGGGCGGGGGGCGAGAGCCCCGCACCGGACACCAGTTGAAAACTCCACAGAGAGGACAGCCACCATGGCTGACCACGAAGACGAGACGATGGGTGCGCTCGCGCACTCGATCTCGCTGGTCTACTCGATCCTGATCGAGGTGTGCGGGATGCTCCCCGTACCAATCAGCCTCCCGGCCGATCACCACGTCCCCGCGACGGACGCCGTCCCCGCCATCCAGCGGGTGGCGGTCCTGGGCAGGGACCAGCCGATGGGTGAGGCGCAGGAGTTGCAGCTCTACACCGGCTGCATCCACCTCCTGGCCGCGATCGACCTCTACGCGCTCTGCGCAGCGAGGTACACGGACACCCGGGCCGAGGGTGTCGGGGCCAATCTGCTCATCGCAGAGGATGCCCTGAAGAGCCTGGCGCTCTGGCTGGTGATCAACCAGGCCGACTGATCCACTCCGCCCCCCGGCAGCCAGCCGGGGGGCGCTCTCATTTCCCCAAGAGTGTTGCAATCTTAGAAGCAAGTGCTGTAAAGTAAGACGTGTCGGGACGGGGGGTGAGAGCCCCGGAACCGACAGCCAGTTGAAAATTCCAGAGAGGAGAACGTCGTGGCAGACCACGACAACCACAGGGAGCGACTCCTGACGCTGATGGAGGCCCTGGTCGGCGCCTACGCCTACGTACAGGCACTGCTCAAGGACCTCCCCCTCCCCGTCATCATCCCCGACTTCCAGCCGGGAGAGGACGAGGAAGGCCCCGTAACGGCCCTGAAGGGCCTCAACCGGGTCCGTGAGGTGGTGGCCGACGAGCCGATCTCGGAACGCGACAAGCGAGCCTTCGAGCACATGGTGCTCGACTGGTTCACCGCGTACGAACTGCTCGTCATCACCCGGCTGGCAGGCCCCGCCCCCTGGCGACTCGACGCCGCTGAATTCGCACTCAACCGGGTCGTGACCTGGATCGAACTGATCGAGGGCATCGACGACGAGTCGTAACCCACCGCCTGCCCCGGCAGCCAGCCGGGGCAGGCCCCCTCTCCTCCCGGAAGATTCACCGCCCCAGGCACGTAGAAGGGGCCGACGCGAGCCCCAGCAAGCCAGGGGTGAGAGACGTCGGCCCCACCAGTTGAAAACTCCGCAAAGGAGATTCCCCACCATGGTAGAGCCCCAGCGCCTCATCACACCCGAGATCGCCGACCGCTACGACGTGAGCATCCACACGGTGACCAAGACCTGGTCCGCCCACCCCGAATGGCCGGCCCCCGTCGACCGGCGCGGCCGGTACAAGGAGTGCGACGCCCAGGCCGTCGCCGACTTCGTCCGCCAGCACGTCGACCGCCAGGCCATCGCCCTGGAGCCCCGCCGCCTCTACACCGCCCAGCAGCTCGAAGACGCGGGCATCGGCATCAAGGCCTCCACGATCCGCGCCGACCTCTCCCGCAGCCGCAAGCCCGGCCAGCCGCGCCGCTGGCCCGAGCCCGACGACACGGCGAACGGCGTCAACCGTTGGTACGGCGAGACCGTCACGACGACCCTGACGGCCCGTCGCGGCTACCGCGTAAAACGACTCACGGATAGGTGATCGCGGAAGCAGCAGGTAGAAGGCTTTGCTCGGCCAGACGCGCGAGTCGTTATCGATTTCGAGTTACGTGATTCACGGAACATGAACCCACTCCAGCGCTAGGGTAGTACCACCGACCAGGGCATCCATGGATGCGCCAGGGTGGAGGTCACTGACACCAGTGCTCGGTGACCGCAAAGGTGAAAGTGAAGGTGGGGGCCCAGTTTCGCTCCCAAGCAAGTCCGGACCCCCACGATCGGGCTACAGGCCGTGCAGGAGCCAGGCCAGCACCTCACGAAGGACGGCGGCCACCGTCACTTCGCTGAGGTACAGGACGATCCGCCCTGCACGGCCGTAGTTCCCGGCACGTACGAGCGCGATCCAACGCCTGACTCTCTCCGTCTGAGCCTTACCGAGTGCCGCCAGAGGGCGGCGTCGGCGGTGACGACCCATGTCGTCTTCCTCCATGCTGCGGGCCTGCACCGACCCCGGTGGGAGCCGTTGTGGGCACGGCCCAACACCCACAAGACGGAGGAAGTCCTGTTTGAGCGTCAGCACGATCCAACCCGATCTGCGAGCCGTACGGGGTCGGAATGCCGAAAATTGGAACGGGTCGTACAGCTCCCGTCAGTTGGCTACAAGGCCGGGGTCTGACGTGGTGCTCCGGACGCTTAGCCGGTACTCGCCAACGAACTGAGCCTCCAGCGCGATCGCCCGGCCCTCGAAGGCCTGCCGCTCCTCACGGGTCAGGAGCTGCCGGTCGACCTGGCGGGCCGCGCGCTCACGGTTCGGGTACGGACGGTGCCCCATGCTGGCCTCCTCGCGTCCGGGCCAGCATGACAGGCCGTCACGCCTCCTCGGGCCACTCCGTCAACGTCACGCCCGTCTCCTCATCGCGCAGGGTGACCCGGGCGCCCGGCAGGCCCCCGTACCGGCCGACCCAGTCCCGGAACTTGCCCCGCGCCACGTCCTCGCGGTCCCACCAGCCCGTGATGGCCGGCCTGCCCGCGGAGGTCGCCGTGACGCGGTAGCGGTCGCTACTCACCCCGCCAGGATGGCCCCCGCCGTCGTGCACCGCCCGCCCGGCGCGCGCAGGCTGGTGGCATGGCCAGCTCCCAGCCTGTCGTGATCTACCCGCCCGACGAGGACGGCGGCCGCCGTGTCCAGGTCGACGGCGAGATCCTCGGCCGCGCCTTCGGCGTCCAGGACGTCGCCCGGTTCATGCAGGAGGCCGGCCTCCAGGACTGGGACGAGATGGACGTCGTCAGGTCCGGCCTGATCGACTGGCGCGGGGGAGGGCCGGACGCCTGGGAGCACTGACGCCCGTCACGACGCCCCGTCGGCCGGAACCTCCTCCAGCTTCCCGTACGAGTCACGACGCCAGAGCACCCCGCCATCGTCCGTGAACAGCAGGGCTGGCCGGTTGTTGTCCACCGTCGCCTCCGACCAGTTCGGAGACTCGAACACCACCTTGTGCCCTGCTGGGATGAGCGGCACGGGCACCAGGCGCCGGCCGCCGTCCGGGTGGTGGAAGCCCTGCTCATCCGTGGCGGTGGCCGCAATGTACGTCTCGCCGAACCGGACCGTAACGTCGCGAATCGGCTCGTTGCTCTTGTTCTCGACCTCAACCCGCCAGGCGCTGTAGCCCGTTCCGTCGCCGTAGCGGTCCTCACCGCTGCTTCCCCAGGTGGTGAAGGCCATGTGGATCTGCCGGGCCTGCGAGACCCTGCGCTCCTCGGCCTGGGCCCGCAGCTCGGCGCGCTCCAGCTCCAGGTTCTGACGCTGCTCGTCCATGAACCGTGTCTGCTCCGCGATGAACGCCCGCTGCTCGCCGATCTGCCGCCGCTGACTCCTGATCGTCTGGTACGCAAACCAGCCTGCTGTAAGCGCGCCCACTCCGCTGAACCACGTCGGTACGTCTCCCCAGTCCGCCAGCCCCATGCTGCGCCCCTCCCCGGGCGGCGGCCGCGCGACTCTTTCGAGTGGATCTTGCGCCCGCCTCTGTGTCTCGATTCACCGGACACTGAGCCCTTCTCAGTGTCCGCAATTCCCGGACGCTGAACCCCCCTCAGTGTCTCGGAATACCGGACCCTAAACCCGTCCTTCAGGGTCCGCGAATCCCGGACACTGAACCCCTCTCAGTGTCCGCAGAACCGAGACACTGAGACGCCCCTCAGTGTCTCGGAATACCGGACACTGAAACCCGAGTCGCTCCACAACCGCGCAGGTCACCGCACTGCACGCCCCTCTGCGTCCGCGAATCCCGGACACAGTCCCGCGTGTATGTATGTAGTTAGAAGATCACTACCAAGACACACTCACCGCGTCCCACGACCACGCCGACCTACTTGCGCCCCACGCCCCAGCCGTGGATCATGGGCCCCAAGTTCGGCGTGCCCGGACACAGAAGCCGCTCCGTGAACACCCCGGAGCACAGAGGTCCGGCAACCACACGGGCAGCCCCCGGCTGACGGAAACCGGCCAAGATCAAGTGCCAGCGCTCCCCCCAGGGGAAGCCGACCCCGTGAGGCCAGCTGGCACTCATCTCAGATCACAGCCTGATCAACACGCCTTCACACCACCCCCACACACGGCAGCCTGGACCCCCACACACCACCCAGGGGAGACCATGGCCGAGCCCACCTACAGCGACATACAGAAGGCCGTCCGCGTCGAGAAGCTGCGCATCTGGTTCGCTTGGATCTGCGGCAACATCATCCTGCTGATCATCGCCAACGGCACCAAGGACATCCACATCCTCAGCGTGATCACGCAGGTGCTGCTCGTCGTCGGCTTCCTCGCGCTGACCGTCGCCCTCTTCCGCATGACCGGCGCCCTCAACCGCAAGGCCGCCGCCGCACGCCGCGAGGTCCTCGGCGACGACCTGTAGGCAAGGAGGCGCCCGTGGCCGGCAACCCGCGCAACGGACGCCCCTACCGCCGCCTCACCACCCAGCAGCGCGCCCTCGGCCTCCCCTGCTGGCTCTGCGGCGGAGAGATCGCCTACTGGATCACCGGCCCGGAAGCAGGCCGGCACCCCGAGGCCTTCACCCTCGACCACGCCGTCCCCCTCAGCCTCGGCGGCGACCTCCTCGACCCCGCCAACGCCCGCAGCGCGCACCGTCGCTGCAACTCGGCCCGCGGCAACCGCACCGACCACCGAGGCCACCGCATCCGCGCCTCCAGGAGGTGGTGACCATGAGCTACGACCAAGACCGCGCCGCCTTCGAGCAGCGCATCCGCCACGCCCTCCACACTCAGCCACCCCGCGTCATCACCCCCCGACGCGACGCCTGGATGCGCCGCACCGGCCCGGCCTGGTGGATCGGCTACGCCCTGTACGAGCCCTGCGACTTCGCCTACGCCGCCCCTCGTCGCATCGCCTGCCGCCTCCTCGGTCGGCACAACCCGACCTGCGTTGGACGACCCGCACCCCATCCAAGGAGATGGTGATGGCCGACACCCCCACGACCCTGGCCCTCGACCTCGCGGCCGACCTCACCGTCATCCGCCCTGGCGACACCGTCCTCGTCCGCGTCCCCTCCGACATCCCGGCCGAGCAGATCCGTCGCATCGTCGACCAGTTGAAGGAGCGGATGCCCGACGTCGCCGACGTCCTGGTCCTCGCCGGCGCCGACGGCATCGCCGTCTACCGGCCGAACGACGAGTGACGATGCGCGCTCTACTGCACCGCATCGCCCGACGCTGCGAGACCCACGACCGCGCCTCGTACGCCGTCACCAGCCGCCTGGAACGCCAGCTCGGCATGGAGCCCAGCGAACCACCGGCGAGCATCACGGACCAGTTCATGGACCCCGACCTGATCGACTGCGGCAACACCTGGTGCCAGCACCGGAGGTGACGCCCCGTGCTGTACGTCGTCACCGGCCCGCCAGCCGCGGGCAAGTCCAGCTGGATCGAAGCCCGGGCCCGAGCGACCGACATCGTCATCGACCTCGATCGCATCACCCAAGCCCTCACCGGACCCGGCGCCCCCTCCTGGAACCACCACCCCGTCGCATCCAAGGTCGCTCTCCGTGCCCGGTACGCCGCCATCGACGAGGCCCTCAAGCACCTCGACCAGGTCGACGTGTACCTCATCCACACCATGCCCAGCCGCAAGTGGCTCACCCGCTACCAACACCACCAGGCCGAGATCATCACCGTCGACCCGGGACGCGACGTCGTCATGCAACGGGTCCGGGACATGCGGTCACCCGGCCTCCTGGCCGTAGCCACCCGCTGGTACCAACAGCACGCCCGACGCCCCCACGGAAGGCCGGCCGGACGCCAGGCCTCCCGAGCCTGGTAACCCACCGTCACCCCACACCCGGTCACCCACCGTGCACCCCCACCCAGCCGGCACCCCACCCCCAGGGCAGGGCACCCCCCGGCACGGGCGGCCAGTACCCCACCCAGGGTGACACCCGGCCCCAACCGACCCGACTCGCGACCGAATCGATCATCGTCATCGCGTTCAGTCACAACGCGCTGAGCTGCGACGATGCCCGGTCGGTCCCCGGAGGGGAGGGGGGTCCTGGGGCATCGTGGCTCTGACCAGGCGGGCGACCCAAAAGCCCTTGTCGCCCGTTTTTGCGCGTGAGGCCCCTCCAAGATCACCAATGGTCACGCTCCGTATTCACGGCGAACTGAGTTCGACCCCACTATCACCATCACTCTCCGTAATCATCGCGAACGAGGTTCGGTCCTCCAATCGCGCGCTGACTCTCCGTGACAGGGGGTGATCGCCGTGGACGTGGAGGCCAAGACCCTCGCGGAGATCGACGCGCTGCGCGTCGGCGACCTCGCCCCCGGCCTGGTCGCCACTGCCCTGGAGCTTGCCCGCCAGCTCGACGAGTGTGAGGCCCCGACCTCCGCCGCCGTGGTCGCCCGCGAACTCCGCGCCACCCTGCTGGAGCTGCGGAAGGTCGCCCCGCCCGCGGCGGCCGCCGCCGACCCGCTGGACCAGCTCGCCGAGAAGCGGAAGCGGCGCCGTGGTGCCTGAGAGTGACGGCCGCCTGTACGGCGTGCAGGCCCCGCGGGTCGAGACCGTCCCGCCGTTCGTCTCCAGCTCCGGCCAGGAGGCGATCGAGCTGGCGGCCTCGGTCGACCTGGTCCTGGACCCGTGGCAGGAGCACGCGCTGCACGTCGGCCTGGGGGAGAAGGAGGACGGCTCCTGGTCCGCGTTCGAGGTCGCAGTGAACGTCCCACGCCAGAACGGGAAGGGCGGGATCATCGAGGCCCGCGAGCTGGCCGGCCTCTTCCTCCTCGGCGAGCCCCTGATCATCCACTCGGCGCACGAGTTCAAGACGGCCCTGGAGGGGTTCCGTCGGATCGAGTCGCTGATCACGAACTACGACCACCTGCGCAAGAGGGTGTCGCGGGTGCGTCGTACGACGGGCGAGGAAGCGATTGAGCTGCTGAGTGGGCAGCGGCTCCGCTTCCTCGCCCGCTCCGGCGGCTCCGGCCGCGGCTTCACCGGCAAGTGCCTCATCTTGGACGAGGACATGATCCTCGGGGACGACGCGATGGGCGCCCTGATGCCGACGCTGGCGGCCGTGGAGGACCCGCAGGTCTGGTACCTGGGCTCGGCCGGGATCGGCCCGCTGTCGGTCCAGCTGGCCCGCCTGCGGGCCCGGGCCCTGGCCGCGATCGAGGCCGGCGTACCGGACCCGTCGCTGGCCTACCTGGAATGGTCGATCAACCCGCACGTCCGGGAGTGCCGCGAGGACTGCACCGACCACGACGACCCGAACGCTCCGGAGTCCGTGGCCCGGGCCAACCCGGCGCTGGGCTACCGGCTCAGCCTGGAGCACACGGAGCGTGAGCGCCGCACGATGGGCCCGGAGATCTTCGCCCGGGAGCGGCTCGGTGTCGGCGACTACCCGTCCGACGAGAGCGACGCCTGGGCGGTCATCGGCAAGGACGCCTGGGAGGCCCTGGTCGACGACCGCAGCCAGATGGAGGACCCGGTGGCCTTCGCCATCGACGTCACGCCGGAGCGCAGCCACGCGACGATCTGCGCGGCCGGGCAGTCCGGCGCCGCGGTCCACGTGGAGGTCATCGACAACCGGCCCGGCACGGCCTGGGTGGTGCAGCGGGCCAGGGAGCTGACGGAGAAGTGGCAGCCGCGCTGCTGGGTCATCGACACGGGCGGTCCGGCCGGTGCGCTGATCAAGGAGCTGACGGACGCGCTGAAGGTCAAGCAGGACGACGACGAGGACCTGGACGAGGACGAGGAGCCGGAACTCCTGGCGCCGATCGTGCAGATGAAGACCCGCGACGTCGTTCAGGCCGCGAACCAGTTCTACGACGCCGTGGCCGCGCACCGGATTGTGCACCTGGACCAGGCGCCGCTCGCCACCGCGCTGGCCGGCGCCCGCAAGCGGGACCTCGGCGACGCGTGGGCGTGGGCCCGGCGCGGGGTCGGCGTGGACATCAGCCCGCTGGTGGCCGCCACGCACGCCCGGTGGGGCCTGTCCGTAGAGATCGAAGAGCCAGAGGAAGAGGTGGAGCCGTGGGCCGCATTCGGCTGACGCCCGTCGCTCGCGCCCGTGCAGGCGTCATGACGGGCGGGGTGATGGTGGCCGCGGGCGCCGGCCTCGGGTTCGGCGTCGCCGTGGGCCTGGCCGTGGCTGGTGTGCTGCTGGTGGCGTACTGCCTGCTGCTGATGGACGTCGGCTCGGGGGCCGGAGGTGACGGCCCGTGATGAACCTGTGGCAGTCCCGCCGGCGCTCCGCCGAGTCCCGGGCGATCAGCACGATCGACGACTACGCCCTGGCGCTCCAGGAGTCTCTGGGCTACGGCGGTTGGTCGGCGCTGGGGATCACGCAGACGCAGCCCGGGCAGGCTGCGGAGAAGGCGCCCGGCGACCTTCCCGGCTACGCGCAGCTGTTCGCGACCAACCCGGTGATCTGGGCGTGCATGACGGCCCGACAGTTCGTGTTCTCGGCGCCCCGGTTCATCTGGCAGCGGCTGAACCGCGGCACGCCCAGTGAGCTGTTCGGCTCGCAGGATCTGCGGCTCCTCGAGGAGCCGTGGATGGGCGGCACGACCCAGGGCCTGCTGTCGCGGGTCATCCAAGACGCGGACCTCTCCGGGAACGCGTACTGGACCCGCGTCGATGACGAGCTGGTCAGGCTGCGCCCCGACTGGACGTTCATCGTCCTGGAGCGGCGATACCACCGCGGCGGTGTCCTCGGCTGGCGGAAGCTCGGCTACATCTACCAGGAGCCGGGCGAAGAGCCGGTGCCGCTGCTGGCGGACGAGGTGGCGCACTTCGCGCCGGTGCCCGACCCGCTGGCGACCTATCGGGGCATGTCCTGGCTGACGCCCGTCATCCGGGAGACGCAGAACGACAATCTGATGGCGAAGCACAAGCGTCGGTTCTTCGAGAACGCGGCCACGCCGAACATGGTCGTACGTCTCGCCCGCGAGGTCTCGCCCGATGCCTTCGCCAAGTTCAAGGCGAAGATGGAGGCCAACCACCAGGGCATCGAGAACGCCTACCGAACGCTGTACCTGGGCGGCGGCGCCGATGTGACCGTGACCGGCACGAACTTCCAGCAGATGGATTTCGGTGCGGTGCAGGGCGCGGGGGAGACGCGCATCGCGGCCGCGGCTGGGGTGCCGCCGGTCATCGTGGGCCTGTCCGAGGGCCTGAAGGCCGCCACCTACTCGAACTACGGGCAGGCCCGCCGGCGTTTCGCGGACGGCACGATCCACCCGCTGTGGCAGGACGTGGCCGGCAGCTTCGGCCTCCTGGTCCGGCCGCCCGGTGGCAGCCCGTCAGGGGCCGTCAGGCTCTGGTACGACGCCCGTCACGTCCCGTTCCTGCGGGAGGACGCCAAGGACGCCGCCGAGATCCAGGGCGTGCAGTCCCGCACGATCCGCACGCTGGTCGACGCCGGCTACACCCCGGAGTCCGTCATGGCGGCCGTCACCGCCTCCGACTGGAGCCTCCTCGTCCACACCGGCCTGTTCTCCGTGCAGCTCCAGAAGCCCGGCGACGGCCTGCCGCAGGCCGACCGCGCGCGAGTCCTGGCCGCCGCGCTCCGAGACGCCATCCGACCCATCGAGGGAGGGGCCTGAGATGCCCGCCATGCAGTCCGCTGCCCGCGACCTGATGCGGTCGGCGCCGTTCCAGCTCGTCCGCGCCGACGGCGACGAGGAGGGCGACGGCCGGACCCTGACCGGCTACGCCGCGCTCTTCGGCGTCGACACCGAGATCAACTCGTGGGAAGGGAACTTCACCGAGAAGATCCGCAAGGGCGCCTTCCGGAAGACCATCCGTGAGCAGACCCCGGTCCTCCAGTTCGACCACGGCCGGCACCCGCTCATCGGCAGCATCCCGATCGGCGCGATCGGCGACCTCCGGGAGGACGACCAAGGCCTCTACGTGGAGGCCCGCATCACCGACAACTGGCTGATGCAGCCGATCCGGGACGCCATCGCCGAAGAGTCCATCAACGGCATGTCCTTCCGGTTCGAGGTCGTGCGCGAGGAGTGGCGCGACGTCAACGGCAAGGTCGTCAAGCCGGAAGAGGTCTACGAGCTGCTGTGGATGCCCGGCGACCGCGGTCCCCTCCAGCGCGAACTGATCGAGCTGAAGTGCCGCGAGCTCGGGCCCGTCGTCTTCCCGGCTTACGCGGGCACCAGCGTGTCCGTCCGGGCGCGGGACGTCGCCGACGTCCTGGTCCACGACGAGCACTCCGCCCGCCGGCTGCGCGCCGCGCTCGCCCGCGACGCTCCCCAGCTGGCACCGCAGGTACCCGGCGACCCAGGGCTGCGCCGAGAGGTCGCGGCCGCGCTGCTCTACCAGCAGCCCACCACCCCGACCCGCGGGTCCGCGCCGCCCCCCGAGGAGCACCCGGACCCCGTACGCACCACCACCGGCGCGCCGGCCACCGAGAGCCACCCGCCGACCGACACCACTGACGCGCCGCCCGCTCCAGGGCACCCGTCGCCCGACCCGGACACCATCCGCCGCCGAGCCCAGATCGCAGAGGTCAGGGGCCTGATGCGCGGCGTTCTGGCGTCCATCACAGACAAGGACGACTGACCAATGCCCGTACAGCTGAGCCACCCGCAGGCCGTCATCCGCCTGCAGGACATCCAGGCCGAGCTGGAGCGTCTCGAAGGACTGGAGACGCTCACCGCCGAGGACGAGCAGTCCTTCGACGAGCTGACCCGCGAGTTTGCCGAGGTGGATTCCCACCGGCGCCAGCTGGAGCGGACCGCCGCGCTGGAGCGCATCCGCGGCGCCGCCCCGTCCGGTGGCGGCCGCCGCCCGGCCGCGACCGCCATCCAGCCGGGGACGTCGATCAGCGGCAACGCCTACGACTCCGACCCGATCCTCAACCCCGACAGCGTGGAGGACCGCCGGTTCCGCAACCCGTGGGACCTCGGCGAGATGCGCACCTTCGGCCGCTCCCCGGACGAGGTCGGCTTCGAGATGCGGCAGCGCGCCCTGTCCGCGGTGGAGAAGATGTCCGCCGCCACGGACCGCATCCGGGGCGCGGCCACGTCGATCATCGAGCAGTTCGACGACAAGCGCGGCACGATCGCCCGCATGGTCCTGGCCACCAGCTCGCCGGAGTACCTGCGAGCCTGGTCCAAGCTGGCCGCCGGCAAGGGGCACATGGTGTCCCCGGAGGAGCAGCGGGCCCTGGAGCGGGCCATGAGCCTGACGGACAACCAGGGCGGCTACCTGGTGCCCTTCCAGCTCGACCCGACCGTCATCCTCGCGAGCGACGGCTCCAAGAACGACATCCGTCTGCGAGCCCGGTCCGTCGTCGCCACCGGCGACGTCTGGCACGGTGTGTCCGCCGGCGCCGTCCAGTGGCGGTGGGCCGACGAGGCATCCGAGGCCGGGGACAACGCCCCCGCCTTCAACGGCCCCGAGGTCCCGGTCTACAAGGCCGACGGCTTCGTCCCGATCTCCTTCGAGGCGATGGACGACGCCGAGAACGTCACCCAGGAGGTCGGCCGCCTCCTCGCCGCAGGCAAGGACGACCTGGAGGCCGAGGCGTTCGTGAACGGTACCGGGGTGAAGCAGCCGACCGGCATCGTTACCGCGCTCGCCGGGACCGCGTCGGAGATCGCGCCGACGACGCCGGAGACGTTCGCCTCGGCGGACCTCTACGCCCTGGACGGGGCCCTGCCCGCCCGCCATCGGCGCAACGCCGCCTGGCTGGCCAACCGGCACATCTACAACCTCACCCGTCAGTTCGACACGTCCGGCGGCGCCGACCTGTGGGTCCAGCTCGGCGAGGACCTGCCGCCGAACCTCATCGGCAAGCCCGCGCTGGAGGCGGAGGACATGGCCTCCGGGTTCGACCCGGCGGTGGCCGGCGACAACCGGATCATGGTCTTCGGCGACTTCCAGCACTACGTCATCGCCGACCGCATCGGCATGTCCGTCGAGTTCATCCCGCACCTCATGGGGGCGAACCAGCGGCCGAAGGGCCAGCGCGGTTGGTACGCCTGGTACCGCGTCGGCGCCGACTCCGTCCTGGACAGCGCGTTCCGGATGCTCAACGTCGCGACCGCCGTCTGACGAGGCCTTCGCTTGCGGGCCCCACCTCACGACTCCGGGGTGGGGCCCGCGGCATGCCCAGAGAGGAACGAACCATGGCACTACGGTGCAAGCGGGCCTTCTCCGCCTACGTGGACGGCCGGCCGCGCGTCGTCAAGACCGGCCAGCTGGTCCCCGACGACGACCCGATCGTGAAGGGCCGCGAGGCCTCCTTCGAGTCCATCGACGCCCACCTCGCCGCGCGGCGGCCGCGGGTGGAGCAGGCGACGGCCGACCCGGGCCAGCCCCGGGACCTCACCCCGCCGACGCCCGTCACGAAGGACAACGGCGACAGCAAGCCGACGCCGAGGCGCGGCCGCGGCTCCAGCAAGTAAGGGGTGAGCGATGCCATTCGATCTCGGCGCGACGGTGCGCCTGACCGGGGAATGCCGGGACCCGGACGGCACGCTCGCCTCGGCGGCGACGGCCGTCGTGACGGTCACCCTGCCGGACGGGATGACCGTCACCCCGGCCGTCACCGAGGACCCGGACACGGCGGGCAAGTACCGGGCCGACTACGTCACCACGACGCCCGGCCGCCACTCGGCGCGCTGGGTGTGGACCGAGCCGGCCGCCGCCTACACCGACGTCTTCGACGTCCAGGAGGAGGCGCCGCCGACGATCCTTTCGCTGCACGACGCGCGGGATCACCTGAACCTCGTCAGCACCAAGGACGACGGCGAGCTGCGGTTCTGGAACAGCGCGACAACCCGGGCCGTGGAGTACTTCACCGGCCCCGTCGTCGCCCGCTCCTTCACTGAGGAGCACGCGGCGCGGGACGCGCGGGCGGTCGTGCTGCACCGGACCCCGGTGCTCACTGTGACGGCCGTCGAATCCGTCCTGACGGGAGGCGTCACCTATGCCGTGGACAGCCTCCACGTGGACCGCGACACCGGCGAGGTGATCCGGCTGGACGGCGGCCGCCTGACCGGGCGTCTCCGCTTCACCTACCGGGCCGGGCGGACGGTCATCCCGGAGAACATTCTCGCCGGGGCCCGGATCATCCTCGAACACCTCTGGCTGACCCAGCGCGGCAACCGCGGCGGGCTGGCCGGCGGCGGCCAGGACCTGAGCGACCCCATCCCGGGGCTGGGCTATGCCGTACCGAACCGAGCGCTCCAGCTGCTGGAGGCCGATCGGCTTCCCCCGGGGGTGGCGTAGATCGTGTCGCGAGTACCGGAGGTCATCGCGCGGCTGGTCGCGCTCGGCAAGGCCGACAAGGAGCTGCACGACGTGCGGGTGGCAGACGGCCCCGAGGTGACGGGCGATGCCGACCTGGACTGGCTGATCGTCGGGTTTGACGGCGATCCGACCGGTGATTTCGAGGCTTCCCAGTCAGCGAGCGGCTGGACCGATCTGGGGGCCGGGCGCGAGGAGGAGTGGCAGGTCACGGTGGCCGCGATCGCCCAGCGCGGTGACACGGACGTGGCAGCGGCCCGGGCCCGGGCGTACGAGATCGGCGGCCGTGTGGACGCCTGGCTGCGGGCGGACCCGTCGCTGGGTCTGTCCTCGCTGCAGGCCGGGATCGGGGCGACCCGGCTGACGCAGGACCAGACCGATCGAGGGGTCCAGGCCGTGCTGCTGCTGACGGTGGCCGGTCGTGGCTTCACGTAGAGAGGAGCCCGCGGTGGCGGTGCGGATGCGCCATGACGGCATCGAGCAGGGCATCGAGGTCCAGGAGATTTCGGTGAAGCACTACAAACGGGCCGGCTGGGTCGTCGTCGACGACGACGGCTGGCCGGTGGCAGAGCAGATGGCCGCGGCGAAGGGCCGCCGCCGGCGCGAGACGGGAGAGAGCTGATATGGCGGCGACTTCGATTCAGGCGTCGACCCGGTACTACCGGCGTGGTGTGACCCGCGTTCTGTGGGTGCCGACGATCGCGAACAAGGCCGCGCCGACGCGCGCGGAGCTGGATGCCGGTACGGCGCTGGAGGCGGAGACCGGGGCGATGTCCGGGTGGCAGACCACCTCCGGCACTGTGCCCACCCCCGCGCTGGGGAGCCGGTTCACGCCCGTCGTGGGCGGTGAGATCACCGCCTCCGACTCCAGCCTCACGTTCTACGCGTCCAAGACCGGCGACGACGTTCGTACCCTGCTGACCCGCGAGACCCCCGGCTTCATCGTGTGGATGGACGAGGGCGACGTGCCCGGCCAGCCCATGGACGTCTATCCGGTGACCGTCACCGCCCAGACCAAGATCAGGGAGCTGGACCAGGCCGCGCAGATCATGTGCTCCTTCGCGATCACGTCGGAGCCTGCCGAGAACGTCGACATCCCGGCCGCAGCGGGGGCCTAGTCGTGGCGGGCAGCGTTCAGATCCTCGGCACTGGCCAACTGCTCACGCTGTCCCGCAAGATGCGGGCCGCTGGTGGCCCCCGGCTGCGGCAGAACTTCAGCCGCCGCATCCGGCGGGCCGCCGAGCCGCTGCACAAGGACTTGCAGAAGGCGATCCGCAACCAGCCGCTCGTCTCGGAGGGCCGCAAGGCAGGGAAGAGGGGCGGCCCCTCCCCGACCACGCGGCCCTTCCGGCAGATGCTCGCCGGCGGCATCCGGATCAGCGTCCGGTCCGGGGCCGCTCCTGGCGCCCGTGTGTGGATCGACAAGTCCCAGCTGGAGCCCAAGGCCGGGAACGTGCCGTGGCAGATCCAGGACGGCCGCCTCAGGCACCCCGTTTTCGGTAACCGCAAGAGGTGGTCCAGCCAGTACGCGCGGCCGTCGGGCTGGTGGTCGAAGACCGTGGCAGCCGGCACACCGCGCATGCAGGCCGAAGTCCAGCGGATCCTTGGCGACGTGCGCCGGGACCTGACGTAAGAAGAGGAACAGACCCGTGATCATCTCGTACAAGCAGGACGACGGCACCGTGGAAGAGCTGTCGACCGACGACCTGACGGCGCGCGAGGCAGCGGACATCGAGACCGCCATGGGCGGCGATCAGTGGCAGCGCATCGAGGCCCTGCTGAACCTGCAGGACCCCACCGCGCTGCGGGCCGTCATCTGGATCTTCCGTCGGAGGGAGCAGGTAGACCTGAAGTTCGAGGACTTCGACGTGCCCGGCTGGCGGCGACGGCTGAAGGCCCGGATCACTCGGGCGGAGATCGAGGACGCGCTGAACAACACGATGCTCCAGGCCATCAGCACCAAGGCCGAGGACACCGGCATCGACCTCCTGATCCCGCACCTGCGGAAGCTCGCCCAGGACCCGGCTGATGTGGACGTGGCGCTGGATGGGCTGGGAAAAGGCCACCTGGTACGCCGCCGCCAGGAATCGCAGCACTGATCCAGGAGTACGAGCCGCTGCTGATGCACTACCTGCACATGCAGCCCTCCGAGATCGACCGGCTGACCGTCACCCGCTTCCTGCGCCTGGTCGCCTGGCTGGACCGGCACGTCTCGACACTGAGGGGGTGAACCGTGGCGGAGCGCCTGACCTTCACCCTGGCCGGCCGAGACGAGCTGTCCCGTGTCCTGGACGGCACCGCCGATCACGCGGACCGGCTGCGGCTGCGGCTGGCCGGGATCACCGCCGACGCCGACGGCAACCTGCGTGACCTGGAAGGCCGCCTGATCAGTGTCGCGGACGCCGAGCGCCGGGTCGACGACACTACCGGCCAGGTCCACCGCCGCATGGCCGACCTGTCCGACGCGACGGGCAAGCTCGGCGAGTCGATCAAGGCGAACCTGATCAGCCTCCTGCCGGCCGCGATCCCGGCGGCGGCCGGGCTGGCGAGCAGCGCGGCCGCCGTCGCCGCGCAACTCGGGGCGGGCGCCGTGGCGGCCGGCGTCTACGCGCTCGCGCTCGGGCCGCAGATCGGGAAGATCACCGAAGCAGCCGACGCGCAGGACAAGCTGGACGAGGCGCTGCGCACGTCGGGGGCGGGCAGTGCGGAGGCTGGGCAGGCGGCCCTGGAGTACGAGCGGCAGCTGGCCTCGCTGACACCGGAGACGCGGGAGGCCGCCGTCGCGGTGGGGCTCCTGAAGGACGGCTACGACGAGTGGTCCGACAGTCTCAGCGGCGACGTCATGGCGCCCTTCAATAAGGGCGTCGCCATCGCCAACGCCCTGCTGCCCGAGACCACGGGCCTGGTCAAGGGCGCCAGTGGCCAGTTCGATCGGCTGCTCAACCTCGTCGGCGGAGCCATCACGACGCCGGGCTTCGACGCGATGAACAGCCGTTTCACTGACTTCGCGACGAACACCCTCGACACCGGCATCGACCGGCTGACGGTCTTCCTCGCCAAGATCCAGAGCGGCGAGTACGACGGCGGCGGCGTCGCGCAGTTCTTCGACTGGGCACAGGAGCAGGGCCCGGTCGTCTGGGACACGCTGGAGAACATCGGCGAGGCCCTCTTCCACGTCCTGGACGCAGGGGCTGAGGTCGGTGTCGGCATGCTCGACGTCGTCAACGTACTGACCAGCATCGTCAGCGCGGTCCCGCCCGAGGCCATCGCCACGATCCTCCAGCTGGCCATCGCTATCAAGGCGGTACGTCTGGCGGCAGCCGGCGGGGCCGCGGCGAGCGCCGCCGTGGCCGCGCTCGGGACCCAGATCGGCGCCATGCGCGTGGCGGCCGCGGGGACGCCCGGAGCACTCGCCGGTGCGGGCGCCGCGATCACGGGTCTGTCCCGGACCGCGAAGCTCGCGGTTGCGGGCACCGGCCTGGGGTTGCTGCTGATCACTCTGGACGCTCTCTCGGCCGGGAGCCAGAAGCCCAAGCCGGACGTGGACGCGCTGTCGACGTCGCTCACCGAGCTCGCGCACTCGGGCAAGGTGAGCGGCGAGGCCATGCGCGTGTACGGCGGCGATCTGTCCGGCCTCGGCGACGCCCTGCAGAAGGTGGTCGACCCGGAGGGTCTCGACCAGGTCCAGCAGTCCATCGTCAGCTTCTTCGGCATGGACTCCACCCCGATCAAGAACGCGAAGGAAGATCTCAACGCGTTCGACGAGGCCCTGGCGAGCATGGTGTCCAGCGGCAACGCCGACATGGCCGCCGAGGCGCTCGCGCGCACCATCGAGCAGCTGGAGGCGCAGGGGCAGAACACCGACGGCCTGCGGGGCAAGCTCGACGCCTACAACGACGCGCTGGCGGCCCAGGCCCTGGAACAGGAACTGGCCGCCGCCAGCATGGGCATCTTCGGCGACCAGGCCCGCGACGTGCAGGCAGAACTCGACGCCCAGAAGCAGTCTGCCGACGGACTGCGCGCCAGCATCCTCGCCCTCAACGACGCCCACAGGTCGGCCTATGACGCGGAGATCCAGTTCGAGGCGGGCCTAGACGCGCTCACCAAGTCGTTCTCGGAGAACGGCAACACGCTGGACCTGAACACCGAGAAGGGCCGCCAGAACGCGCAGGCCATGTCGGGCGCCGCGAAAGCGCACGACGAGATGCTGGCGGCCGGCCTCGCCGCTGGCGAGTCGATGGGGTCGATGACGGAGAAGTCGGAGAAGCTCCGCGAGAAGATGATGACCCTGGCAGAGGCCACCTTCGGCACCAAGGAGGAGGCCCGCGACTACGTCAACACCCTGCTGGGGACACCGGAGAGCATCTCGACCACGGTCCAGGTGGAGAAAGAGAACGCCATCTCCGGGCTCCAGTCCGTGCAGGCGGAGATCATGGCGACGCCGGGCTCGCACACGGTCACCGTGGACACGCTGAACGCCGCGGCGATCGCTGCGCTGGAGGAAGTCGGCCTGGTGACGCGGCGGCTGCCGGACGGGCGGACGGAGGTCTACACGAAGAACGGCCAGGCCCTCGACAGCATCGACGCGGTGGACCGGGCGATCGGCGCTCTGCGGGGCACGACCGTGACGGTGTCCGCGAAGGACCGGGCCAGCTCGACAGCCAAGGCCATCGCGGACGCCATCGCCAAGGTGAAGAGCAAGCAGGTCACGATCACGGCCCGCTACCGCACCATCGGTATCGAGGGTGCCGGAGCGCGCGCGGACGCCAAGATGAACGGCTTCGCGCAGGGCGGCCTGCTCCGTCGGGCGTCCGGCGGGCCCATCCCCGGCTTCCCCGATGGCGGCCGACTGCAGGGGCCCGGCACGCCGACCTCCGACGACATCCTGATGTGGGGATCCACCGGCGAGTACGTGACCCGGGCCGCGGCCGTCGACTTCTACGGCCAGCCCCTGTTCGACGCGCTCAACAGCATGACGTTGGACCCGAAGGCTCTGCTCGCGGTGACCGTCCCGGCGGGGCGGGCCGCGGCTTCGCCAGGCCTGCCCGCTGCGCAGCCGGCGGCGCCGACGGCTGGAGCGGACCGGCCGTCGGTGACGTACATCGTGCAGCCCCGGAAGTCCGTGATCGACGCCAGGGACCTGGAGCTGATCACCCGCGAGGAGGAGGCGCGCATGCGTGTGGGGAGGCCTTGGTAGATGCCCATCATCACCGCGCCGGTCATCACGCCGGAGGTTCCGGAGACGCCGCCTGTAGAGATCCCGGAGATCGGTTTCGCGTCGATCACCTACGTGGACCCGACCGGGCATCGGTGGCCGATGACCGACCTGTCGGCTGACTGGTACACGCTCGCCGAGGGCGTGTCCGGTCTGGGGGCGGCGCCCTACGAGCTGACGGCGGACCCGCACCCGCGGGGCGGGTCCCGCCTGCGGCACGTCCAGCCGCAGGCCCGGACGATCGTGTGGCCCCTCCTGGTGAGGGGCGCCGATCACCTGGTCTTCGTGAAGAACTGGCGGGACCTGGCCCGGGCGTTCACGCGGACGCTGAGGGAGGGCCCGGGCTGGCTGGAGGTCGCCCGGCCGGACGGCTCCGGCCGGCGGATCGCCGTCTACTACAGCCAGGGCTGGGACGGTCGTGGGCAGACCGCGACGGGCATCACCTGGGACAGCGCGGTCGTCACCCTGTGGTGCGAAAACCCGTACTGGGAGGACGTCCAGCCAGTCAGCGTGCACCGGGAGACCGGGACCGGCGTCGACTACCTGGCCCCGTACCCGAGCGTCTCCAGCTCGCAGGTGCTCGGCGCGACGACCGTCATGAACCCTGGCGACGTGGACGTGTGGCCGGAGTGGCATATCACCGGCCCGGCGACGTCCATCGCCTTTTCCCGCGAGGACACCGGCGACGCCTTCACCCTCGACATGCAGGCCACCGCTCACGGTGCCCTGCTCGCCGGGCAGACCGTGACGATCTCCACTGATCCGCCGCGGGCCCGCTCCGGCACCGGGGAGAACCTCGTGTCCGGGCTGAACTGGCCTGAGGCCGTTCTCTGGTCGCTGCCGCCTGGCGAGACTCCCGTCGTCTTCCAGCTCAACGGGGCCGCCGCTGGGTCGGCAGTCGACCTCACCTTCCACCCGCGCTACGAGACGGCATGACGAGGAGGTGAGCCGATGGCCATCCAGCTCCTCGTCACAGACCGCAACCTGGACTTCCTCGGCGACCCCATCGTGGGCTGGAGCAAGCTCTCCTGCGACCTCAACTACCGGGCGCCGGCGTCGGGCAGTGTGGTGCTGCCCGCGCGGCCCGAGGTCATGGAGCTTCTGCAGCCCGGCAACCGCATGGTGCTCATGCGCGACGGAGGGATCTGGTGCGCGGGCCCGCTTGAGGCGCCGCAGGACCCTTACGTCTGGGACCTGGAGGAGAACGCCGGCGTCGGCACGGTCACGGCTCGCTGGACCGATGACCTGGGCCGGATCGCCGGATACCTCACCTACCCGCACCCCGGCGTCCATTTCCCCTTCCAGGTCACAGAGCGAGACCAGATGTGGACCCGCACCGCCAACTCGGAAGCGGTCATCCGCGAGCTGGTGTCGCTGACCTGCGGGCCCACCGCGCTGGCCGAGCGGCGCATCGAGCGCCTGGTCCTCGACGCGGTAGCCGGGGTCGGCACAACCCGCACCCTCAGCACCAGGCTGGAGCCGCTGCTCGACGCGTGCCGCACACTCGCGGTCCCCGACGGGCTCGGCTTCCGCACCCGGCAGGTCGGTGACGAGATCCGGTTCGGGGTGTATCAGCCGACCGACCGCACGGCCACGGCCAGGTTCTCGGCGGGCCTCGGGAACCTCCGCCGGGTCGAGTTCACGCTGTCGGCGCCGCTGGCCACGTCCGAGCTGGTGATGGGCGGAGAGGACCCTGCCCAGCAGGTACCAGCGGGGGACCCGCCCAATCACCGCGAGTACACCGAGGTCATGTCGGGCGCCCAAGCCGACTGGTACCGGGTCGAGAAGCTGGTGCAGTCGCGAGGCAAGACCAACTTCGACGGCGAGCTGACCCAAGACGGGGTGCTCGCTCTCGGCAACGACAACCCGCAGGCCAGCCTCGCGACCGTAGCGGTCGACACCGAAGACCTGCGGGCGGGCCGTGACTACGGCCTCGGCGACCTGGTCTCGGTGGTGCTGCCGACCGGGCTGGAGATCGCCGACGTCGTGCAGTCCATCGGGCTCATCGCCGAGCCGAACTCGGGCGAGCTGGTGACCACCGTCATCGGCAACTCGGACAAGACCACGCTGACGCGCATGGTGTGGACCGTGCGCGACCTGGCCTATCGGCTGGGGCAACTCGAAGGGAGGGGGTGACCAGTGGCTGAGGAGTCCTATCCCAACGCCGGGCACAACAACAGGCAGGTGACCGACGACGAGCACGAGCTGCTCGCCAGCCGGTTCTCCGACGACGGGATCTACGGCGACCCCACGGACACGCAGGTCGTCACGGCCGGCACCGGTCTGTCCGTCAACGTCCGCGCGGACGTGGCCGCCTCGGTACGGGGGCACGGCTGGTACTCCGGGAGCACGCCATTCAGCGTGCCCCTGGCGGCGAACATCTCCAGCCAGACCCGCATCGACTGGATCGTGCTGCGCCTGGACCGCTCCGACTGGAGGGTCCGCGTGGCCGTCGTCGGTGGCACCCCCGGCTCTGGAGCACCTGCCCTCAAACAGCAGACCGGGAACACCGGCGTCTACGAGATCCCGCTCGCGCAGGCCCGCATCCTCGGCGGCGCCTCCTCGGTCACCGTCACCCGCGCCGAGCTGTACGTCGGGACACGGATCAGGCCCTGCACGTCCGCCACCCGCAACCCGGCCCCGCGGCTCGGCGAGATGGCCTTCGAGACCGACACGAAGCGCCTGGTGCTCTGGGACGGCAAGACGTGGCGCCTCGTCTCTCAGGACAGCGGCGAGGTCGTCCTGCAGAAGCTGAACAACGTCAGCTGGGTCAACGCCGGCGACTCGGTGCTGGAACAGCGAGGCGGCGCTGTGTGGCTGCGCATCGGTGGGTGGACGCGGAACGGGAGCACCCTCGCTGCGGCGTCGGAGAGCCAGCTGCCGGTGCTGATCCCCGAGGCCTACCTGCCCCACACCCGGTACCAGTACTGGAACGTCTACGTCACCCACGCCACCACCGCGAGCATGGCGCGGCTGACGATCTACCCCCGGGGCAACAAGCGCGGCGGGCAGCTCTGGCTCACACAGCACGTGGACATCCGGCACCTGGACGATCTGAAGGCGACGACGATGACGTGGACGGTCAACTGATGGCGCGCTACACCTTCGGCGGGGGCATCGCCGACTACCTCGTACAGCCGAGGGACGGCCTGTGGGGCGTGGCCCCCGGCGCCGTCGTCACCTTCTACTCCTCCGCCGATGGGGGCACGCAGTACACCGACCTCTTGAATGCCGGCGGCGCGGCAGTCACGGAGATCGTCGCGGACGACTACGGGCTGCTGCCCTCCTTCCAGGGACCGGACGGTGTGACGATCCTGTGGGCCAGCGCCGGCGGCGCGAGTCGGGTCTGGATGAAGGCCCGCGACGCGGACAATGTGGAGGTCACCCCCGGCTCAGTACGCGACTGGCTCAACGTGCTGGACTACGGCGCCCAGGGAGACGGCAACACTGACGACACCCTGGCGCTGCAGGCCGCGCTCGACGCGTGTCCGATGGGCGGAACCGTCTACGCGCCCGGGCGCCCGTACCGCACCAGCTCGACGCTCTCTATCCCGCCCGGCGTCACGTTCACGTCCACGCGCGCCAACTTGATGACGGTGCCCGGGCTGTTCGATCCCCCGTGCTACATCAAGCCGCTGCCGTCCTTCGAGGGCACCGCGGTGATCTCGTTCCTGGACGAGATCGACGGGGGTTACTCGACGATCTCGGCCGAGCACCGCATCGTGAAGGTGATGATCGACGGATCGGACCTGGCGATTCCAGGCGTCGATGGGGTTCGGGCCCGAGGCAACATTCAGAACGTGCAGCTGGTCGACGTGACGATTCGTCGGGTGACTGGCGCCGGCGTCCACACCGAGGCCAACGCGGGGAAATTCCCGTACAGCTGGCGGCTGACCAGGGTAATGGTCGACAACGTGGGCTGGCACGGATTCGCGTTCGAGGTCATGACCGACATCAGCCTCATGGACTGCCAGGCCATCGGCTGCGGGGCATCGGGTTTCGAGATCGCCAACGCGGCCAACTCGCACGCGATCGGGTGCCGCGCCGAGTGGTGCGTCGGCGACGGGTTCCACCTGACCGGGGACTGGGCCGTCGGTACCGGATCGGGCGGCATGCTCTTCGGCAGCTGCTCGACCGACCGCAACGGACGCAATGGGTTCCTGGTCGACGCGGTCGGCAACGCGCCCCTGCAGTTCGAGAACATCGAGACCAGGCGGGACGGCCGCAACAACGGGGCCGGTGGGGGCGGCTTCGCGGGATTCGCCGTCAACGGCGCGACCATGCCTGTCGTCGTCGGCCTGCTCACCTCGTATGTGGGAGTGGACGACGACGGCAGTCAGGCGAACTCGCCTCAGTACGGGGCGCGTTTCACGGACTGCGCCTACGTCAGCGTCAGCTCCGGATTCCTGCACGGCGACACCGCCGGCTGGTCCGACGGCGGCGGCAACGCAGTACTGCGCCGAGGCCTCAACATCGGCGAACGCACCGGCCCGAGCAACGCCCCGGTCGACGCCTTCGCCGGACCTACCGACGTGGCCGGCAACCTCGACGTAGCCGGCTACCTGGCCGCCGCGTCCGGCCAGTCCGGCGGCGTGTGGAACATCTGGGACGCCTCCGCGAAGGCCCTCAACCTGGGCAGCGCGGGCGGCGGCATCGCCATCAAGGAGGGCGCCAACGCCCGCATGGGCATCGCCACGCTGGCCGCCGGGACCGTGACCGTGGCCAACACCAGCGTGACCGCGAACACCCGCGTGGCCACCTTCCGGCAGGCGGCAGGCGGCACGCTCGGCCACCTGTCCACCACCAAGGTCGCGGGCACCAGCTTCACGATCACGTCCAGCAGCAACACGGACACCTCGGTCGTCGGCTGGGTCCTGTACGAGCCCGCGTAGCCCCCGCCCGTCCGCCCGCACGCCCCGCGCCGACCCTGGCCCGGGGCCTTTCTCATCCGGAGGCCTCCGTGGACGACTGCCGCTGCGCGGTCTGCGGCTGCTGCAAGCACGACCACCGTGGCTGGCGCCACGGGTGGCAACCGAAGGAGTAACCCGTGGCTGAGCCCATGTCCTACGGCAAGTTCCTCGCCGCCCTGCGTGCCGAGGGTCTGACCGTCATCGAAGAGAAGACGGGCGGCCGACCGCCGTCGGAGCACAACCGGAACCACAAGGGCGCGTGGGGCCCCGTCCACGGGGTGATGATCCACCACACCGTGACCCGCGGCCACGACAGCACCGTGGACATCTGCCGAAAGGGCTACGCCAGCCTGCCCGGCCCGCTGTGCCACGGCGTGATCTGCAAGCAGGGCCACGTCCACGTCGTCGGCTACGGCCGCGCCAACCACGCCGGCCTCGGCGACGGCGACGTGCTCCGCGCCGTCATCGCCGAGAAGGCGCTGCCCCCGGACAACGAGGCCGACACCGACGGCAACCGGCACTTCTACGGCTTCGAGTGCGAGAACCTCGGCGACGGCAAGGACCCCTGGCCCGCCGCCCAGCTCCTCGCGATCGAGCGGGCGGCCGCCGCAATCTGCCGCCACCACGGCTGGGACGAGCGGTCCGTCATCGGCCACCTGGAGTGGCAGCCCGGAAAGGTCGACCCGCGCGGCTTCACCATGGCGTCGATGCGCGCCCGGGTCGCCGCCCGCCTCCACGGCAAGACCCCGACCAACAGCAAGCAGGAGGACCCCATGGCGGGCTACAGCAAGGCCGAGATCGGCGACGCAGTCCTGTACAGGGACAACATCGCGGCCCCGGAGTTCGCGCCGGACGTCAAGAAGAACCCGAAGTGGTCACTGTCCAGCTACATCCGCTCCATCTACAACGCGGTCATCACCATCCGCGACGAGCTGCGGGCCCTCCGCAAGGCCGTCGACGCCCTCGCCCAGAAGGAGTCCTGACCCATGCCTGAGCTGCACTTCGACGGTGAGACCGTCGTGAAGACCGCGAGCACCTACGGCCGCGACCTCCTGGAGCGCGTCCTGTCCACCTTCCTCCAGAGCTTCATCGGCGGCGTCGTCGTCACCACTCCGCTGGACGGCAGCATGTGGTACGCCGCCGGAGCGGGCGGGGTCGGCGCCGTCCTCGCCCTCGGCAAGGGGTTGGTGGCCCGCTGGCGCGACGTCACCAACAGCGCCTCCCTTGCCAAGGGGGTGTAGTGACACCGCAGGACCCGGGCGTCTACATCCCGCCCGCGCAGATGTACACGGAGCTGAGATCCCTGAGCGACGGCCTGACCCGAGTAGAGACCAAGCTGGACGGCATCGGGCAGGGCCTCACAGACCTCGGCAAGGACGTCGCCGACCACGAGACCCGCCTCCGCGCCCTGGAGCGCGGACGCTGGCCCCTGCCGACCATCGCCGCGCTGACCGGCGTGGCTGGCGCAGCGACCGGTGCCCTTGCCCTCTTCGCCCGATGACCGCGGCCCCGCTCTCCCAACTGGGAGGGCGGGGCCGCTTCGTCATGTCTGGGGAGCAGTGGCGCTTGAGGCCGGCACCCCTCGGCTCCACAGCTCTTCAGCGTGCTCGGAGAACCGGTCGAACAGCCCGCCCTGCCCGCGACGCCGCACGTGCATCAGCGGGGAGTCGTGGCCGACGACGCGCGCCAGGTGGGGCGTGATGAGCGCCTGGTCGTCGAAGCGGAAGACGCTCAGGCTCACGTGGTTCATGGCGTCCTCGGCGGCCGAGTACCGCACCTCGATCTGCGGGATGTCGGCCAGCTTGGCCAGCTCCTCCAGGGACATGTGGATGCGCGTGGACACGGTGAGGGCGACGCCCTCGATGGCCTCACGCTGCCTGGTGACGTCGCCGGCGGGGTCGCCGAGCAGGAACCGCACCCGGCACCCGGACGCCGCCTTCTGCCGCAGCGTCGCCGAGAATGCGGGGACCTGGGTCCACAGGAAGTAGTTGGTGTACCCGGCGAAGAGCAGCTCCTCGGAAGCGTCCTCGATCAGCTCCGTCCAGACGGTCGACGGGCAGGCGGACCGGTACGGGTACGTCTGGATGACTTCGAGGTCCCCGCCGGTCTTCAGCCGGTCCCTGACGGCCTTGGGCCACAGCATGTCTGCGTCCACTCCCAACACGATCGCCACCTCGTCCCGCGTCCGTGGATGCGGGACGCGACTCGGGTCAGATACCCAGCGATCCACGGTCTTGACGCTCACCCCGACTCTACGGGCCAGCCGAGACCGGGATAATCCGGCCGTCTCGATAGCGCGCTGCAGCTCCTGATGCAAGGTCACCCCCGGGGACGTTTGGGCCACTTCGGACGGTAGCGCGTGGCGTCCCAAACGGACCCCATCTGTCAGTACAACCGTCCCAACCGCCAGCCCACCATGACGGTCACCAGCAACCCCCAACGGAGGTAGCAGTGGCCATCACCCTGACTCGTCCCGCGCCGGAGACGGTCGCCGAGCGGGCCCGCGAGATCCACACCGCGTGGATGGAGGACCCGGAGATGCCCGCCGTCCTCGACGGCTGCAAGAAGTACAGCAGCGACTGGACCGACGACTACGGCCAGGTCCTCATCCCCGAGTACAACGTCGAGCGCGACGCCCCGCCGCTCATCGACGACGCCCTGCGCGTCATGGCGCTGAAGAGCGCGGTGTACGAGATGACCGACGGCGACGAGCTGGCGGCCGAGCTGCCGGTCCCGGTGCCGGTCGACACCGCGGTGCACGCGCTGTGCGCCCAGTTCACCGCCCTGTCCCGGGTGCAGCAGCGGACGGGCCGCCTGTTCGTGCACAGCACGGTCCGCGAGCACGAGGCCGGCCGCGGGTGGCGGCTCGGCGACTACACGCACCAGGCGTACCGCGCCACGTTCGGGCCGGTCGACGAGCGGTACTGGATCGACGAGCCGGAGGCCGAGCGCCGCCGCCAGGTCCTCGACGAGAAGTACGCGTCGATCGGGATCACCGAGCGCGGGATGGCCTCCACCATCGACTACGCCGCGGCGTAGCCGACTGGTCCGCAGGCTCCGCCTCCAGCGGCTTCGGAGGCGGAGCCTGCCGGTCTGGCTCCAGCCCGATCTTGTGCGGGTGCACGCAGGCAGGCGTCCCGTCGGCGGTGTACCGGCGGCCGTCGTCCGGGTCGAACGGTGCCTCCCAGGTTGGCCGGTCGTAGATGACGAAGGCGTCGCGCGGGAAGCGCAGGCTGGGGCAGATCCCGCACACTGGCCGATCGTCGTGGTCGGAGTCGGGGTCGATGTACGGCTGCTGCGCGGCGGCGTCGTCCATGTCGGGAGGCTACCGACTGGGCCGCTCACTCGGAGTCATGCTCGGGGCGGCTCGTCAACCACGTAAGAGCCCTTGCCCCGCACGGTCCGGACCAGGCCGCGGTCGACGAGCAGCTGCACGGCGGCGCGAGCCGTCGGCCGGGACACCCCGAACTCGTCCACGATCTGCGCCTCCGAGGGGATGCGCCGGCGGGGCGGGTAGGTGCCGTCGGCGATCCGCGCGGTGAGCACCGTCGCGATCTGCTCGTACAGGGGGTCGGGCCCGTCCAGGTCCACGGTCATATCTCGACCGTAGGAGCGATACGACAATGCTTCTCGTCGTGTGACGTCACCTGACAACAGGTTACAAGCGGAGTAGCTTCGACAGAGAAGACCCCCGCGACCGTGCGACCGGTCCGGGGGCGTGGCCGACTGCGAAGGAGTCGACAGGATGCACCGTACCGGCCGCTCTGCCCTGATGGCAGAGGCCCTTTCCACTCTCGACATTCCGCCCACCGTCGCCGCCGTGCTCGCGCTACCCTCCGGTCTCACCGCCGCCCAGGCCCGCGGCGCCGTCTGCGTCTGGGGCACCGAGCGACTCACCGCTGAAACGGCCGTCGACCTCGGCGAGTACGTGGGGTCCGAAGGGCGGCTGTTCCTGCGCGCCTGCCGCACCCACGCCGCCGACTGCGCGTACCGCGCGCACCGCGGTCTCCTCGATCACGCGCCCGGCTGCGACGACTGCCGCAGGGAGCTGGCGCCCGGCGAGCCCGTCGTGTGCGAGACGGCGCGCGTCCTGTACCGCCTCGTGAGGGAAGGCCGCCGATGAGCCAGTCCGACTCCAGCCTCGCCGCCGCCCGCGCCGCCGGGTACTGCTGGCGGGTGTTCGGCCCACGGGGCCTGCACTGCACGCGGCACATCGGGCATGAGGGCGACTGCTACGACAAGTACGACGCTGCGACCCTGCGCGCCCGCGCCCTCGCAGAAGACTCCGCTCCCGACGCGCAGAAACGCCGGCCGCGCCGGTAGCGGACACTGCGGCCCGCCTCCGTACCCCTCGTCGAGGGCAGACCGCTCACCCTGCGATCAAAGGAAGGCCGAATGAGCGGCTACCGATGCACCGCCACGACCGAGGTACACGCCGCCACCCGGGCCGCCGCGGAGACGATCGGCTCGCCCCGCGACGGCATCGACTGGACGTCGGACACCATCCTCCAGTGCCTCATCGAGGACGTGGCCCACGACTTCCACGCCGCGTTCCTCCGCACCGGCGCGCGCCCCGACTCGAACGTCTTCCTGTGCTGGACCGACGGCTCGCCGGACCAGAGCCTTGCAGACCTGGACTGCTGCCTGGGTAGACGCACCCCGATGGACACGGGGTGCACGATCTTCGCGCACCACCCGGGGCTGTGCGAGTGGGCGTACATCGACCCGCCGTACATCGCCGTGACCGCGCGCGCCGACCAGCTGCTGAAGGAGCTGGGCATATCCCCGCCCACCTGACTCCTGCTGGCGTCACAGGGCGGACGTGGCGCCAGCAGGTCGGCTGTCACCGGCGTGCCCTCGGGCCGCCGTCGCGCCGGTGACCGGGGCGGCCCGTTCCTCGCCTCCCCCGTCGGGGGCGGGCCGCTCAGCGCCGCGTCAGCTCCTCCAACTCCACGCCCATGGCGTCGGCAATGCGGATCAGCGTGTCCAGCTTGGGCGAGGAGTGTCCCTGCTCGATGCGGCTGTACGTGGCGACGTCGATGCCACTCCTGCCGCAGACGTCCAGCTGACTCAGGTTCAGGTGCTCGCGCACGCGCCGGATGCGTTCCCCGACCTGGCGGCGGCGGGCGATGACCCGGTCATCGGGTGGGGTGGGGCGCGGCACGCGTCCACCCCACCCGGCCCATGATCAAATGTGATTAGGGTTGACCCTAATTTCTGCGATCTTGATAGTGGTCGAATGCACCACAGAGAACCATGAGACCTCCGACCGAGCCCGCAGGCTGGTCGGAGAAGGTGGCGGCAGCGTGATGTGCCTCCGCTGCCGCCGCGAGCGCCAGCCACTCCCGGCTGAGCGCGATCGCCCCGTCCTCCGTACTGGAGGGCGGGGCGATCCCTTTACGCTCCGACGACCCCCGCCGAATCTCGCGGCGGGGGTCGCCCTTCCGACCGGAGACCTCCCGAGTACCCCGGCCGGGCTTGTCTGGGGCTGTGCCTCAGGCGGACGGAATGCACACGTCCGCCTCCCCTACCAGCACTGTACCCAGCGCGTCCGCTGATCTACAGCATGTAGACGAGTGGGTGTGACCTCCTCACTCGACCCGGCCACCCTGAGTCCTTCCGTACCAGGCCATGAGCTGGAACGTCGTACGGAGGCTCAGCGCCTGGCGGGCGGACGCGATCTCCTTGTCCACGGCCCGACGGCTGAGGCCGATGCGCGGACCGACCTGCTGCTGGGAGTAGCCGGCGGCCAGCTCCCGGAGGATGCGCCACTGCCGCTCGCTCAGCGGCGAGGCGTTGACACCGATGTCTTGCCACCGCGTGGCCCGGTGCCAGAACAGGTCGAAGAGGGACCGCGTCCAGGCGACAGACGCTCTGTCGAAGACGTGCCAGCCGGAGTTGCCTTCCGCCCCGGGGATCACGTGATTGTCGATGAACAGGTGCTGCCGGTCGACGAGGATCACCCGAGGCCCCGGCGCGCTGGAGGCACGCACCTCGGCACCGTCCTTCATCATGGCGGCCACGTAGTCGCGGGTTTGGCCGTGCTCGTGGGCACTGCGGTGGTAGAGCGACCGGACCTGGACGCCGCGGAGCAGGGCGGAGCGGGTGCGCTCGACGCCTAGGCGCAGGATGGCGGGGTCACGGTCGGCTGGCTCGCCGGGCTGGACCGAGCAGATCTCGGTGGCGGCCGCCGCACAGACCTCGCCCACGCGGGCGTTCATCTGGGGGGCCGAGGCCAGGAACTCGGAGCCCGGGCCGCCGTAGAGGCGGTGTGGGTCGAAGTCTTCGGCCAGGCGCTCCAGGACGGGTACCTGATTGAGCCGCTGCACGATGGTGCTGAGTCCGTGCAGGGCGGCTGCCGTGACGCTCTGGGCGGCTGCGCGCGGGTCGTGTGGGATGTAGCGGCCGGGCGTGTAGGGGTCAGGGTCGACGAGTCGCATGGCGATCAGGCGGGCGACGTCGTAGCCGTCGGGCGGTTGCTGCGTCTCGGCTATGCGCCGGTACGCCTCGACGTCGTGCTGGGTGAGTGGGTCCTGCTGGCCCGTGTCCAACTCGCTCACGTTCGCCCCCTGTTGCGCGTGCGGATTTCTGCATATGCAGTTTTCCGTACGGCTGGCCGCTTGGACCTCACCGATCTCGCATGCAACTCTAACGTTCAGTAACAGAGATTCGTAAGCGCGTTCGAAATGAGGTCAGCATGACTCCACGTCTCCGACTTGTGGGCGCTTCCGCGCTGCTGGCCCTGGCCGCCCTTGTCACCCCAGCAGCCGCGGCCGCGGCCACGCCCGCCACCCCCCTGGCGCAGGATGTCGGCTGGGGCGTCGCCTCGACCGGCACCGGCGATCAGGCCGAGCCCGAAGAGGGCGAGGCCGCGCCGGCGCCGACCGACAATGCCGCGAGCGACGTCGGCTGGGGCTGA